ATGAAAGTGACGCTGGATTTATACCAATTGAAGAATATAATATCTGATATGGTGCAAGTAGGGTATATGAATGCGGTGAAATGCTACGAACCGACAAAAGATAGCATCAGTAGGAGAGAAGTGGCCAGATGGTTTGTCAATATGAATTTGGATACCGAGCTTATACGGCAAATGGAGGATGTGGGGTTGATCAAGGGTAAACGAAAAGGTTCCGGCCGAAATTCTCCTATCTATTATTCGAAAGCGGAAATAAAGCAAGCTTTATCTACAATACAAATGAATAAGTATATTAACGTATAAAAGGTATTTAAGGAAATACAGGAAAATGGTAGTATGTTTTTAATTAAGCGTATTCAATACATCAAAGACAGTAAGGTTATTGCTACGCATTACAACGAATGTGAGACAATCGATCTTGAAGAATTAAGAAAAAGATTACATGATTCTTTTGAATGCGACAAAATACTGTTTAGTTATGAAATCAAAAATAAATAAAGAGATAATTGACAATGAAAACTTTGCAAATCAGTGAACAAAAAGCTAGAGAACTCTACAAAAGTGGTTCCAGCGAGTTAAAATCTATTTTGGAAGAGTCTTTTGGAAAAGATTTTATCTCTCAAAAGATAACAGATAGAGTTAAAACCTATGAAGATGCATGTCACGAATTAAGTACCAGTCCTCTTGATAAAAATAAGTTGATGGAACTCGGTCTTACTAAACATGATATTGCTTATCAAAAGTTGACAACCATTGTCAAGGCCCTTAACGAAGGTTGGGTACCGGATGTATGTGATAGTAGTGTATATAGATGGTACCCGTGGTTCAAGACTAATGGTTCTCCTTCCTCTTTCGCTTTCGACGGTTCGCGTTACGTTTGCGCTTGCGCATGCGGGTAGCGGGTCTCGCCTTTGCTTGAAAAATGAAGAATTGTCAGAGTACTGTGGTAAACAATTCATTGACCTTTGGAAACAGTTCATTCTTTAACTAAATATTATCATCATGAAAAAAGAAAATAAAAAGATTACAGAGTTAGTCAAAACGTTTGAGGATGCCCGTAAGTTGACCGGTAGACCGGATGTTCCTGACTTTTCCAATCTTCCCACTGACATGCGCAAACATTTTGAGGCACAGTATAAGATGATTGTAATTGCAGAAGCCCTTAACGAGGGATGGATTCCTGATTGGGATAATTATAATGAATGTAAGTATTATCCTTGGTTTGAAATGTCTCCTTCCTCTTTCGCTTTCGGCGGTTCGGATTGCGATTATGCGTCTGCGGATGCGGGTAGCGGGTCTCGCCTTAAATTTCGGACACACGAGCTTGCAAATTATGCAGCAGAGCAATTTATTGATATTTGGAAAGACATCCAGATAGGATAGGATATAAAGGTTGCCTGCCCTTGTCTCCTTCCTCTTTCGCTTTCAACGATTCGAATTACGATAATGCGAATGCGAATGCAGGTAGCAGGTCTCACCTATGTTACAATAATCCAATGGGCAGGGACCTCACCTCTTGGTGGAAAATAACAATTCAAACGGTGTTGGTAGGGCTTATCCGAAGACTCTTATTAGAAACAAAGGCTTATGAAACGATTTGGGAATTTATATTCACGTATATGTAGTCTAGATAATCTTTATCTAGCATATTCCAAAGCGAGAAAAGGCAAGGGAAATACTTATGGGGTCATTCAGTTTGAGAAAGAATTGGATGACAACATAAATGCCCTTCATAAGGAACTGTCAGAAGGTAAATACGTTACTTCTGAATATCAAACTTTTATCATACATGATCCCAAGCAACGTGAAATATACCGGCTCCCTTTCCGTGATCGCGTTGTTCATCATGCGATAATGAATATCCTCGAAGATATATGGACTCCGATATTCGTTTCACATACTTATTCATGTATTAAGGGCAGAGGTATCCATGGGGTAATGAAACATCTAAAGAAAAATTTGAAAGATATCCAAAATACGAAATATTGCCTGAAAATGGACATTCGTAAATACTATCCGTCAATAGATCATTTGATACTTAAGAATATTGTCCGAAAGAAGATTAAGGACAAACGTCTTCTTGAGTTACTCGACGGTATTATTGATTCTGCTCCGGGAATACCTATCGGTAATTATCTTTCGCAGTTCTTTGCAAACTTGTATCTATCTTACTTTGACCACTGGCTTAAAGAGGAAAGACGTATAAAGTATTATTATAGATATGCTGATGATATGGTAATACTTTCATCAAACAAAGAAAAGCTTCACTCTCTGCTTGGAGATATAAAATCATATCTGCATAATAAGCTTCATTTAAATTTAAAAGACAATTATCAAATATTCCCGGTTGATAATAGAGGAATTGACTTTGTTGGCTATGTTTTCTTTCACACTCATATTTTAATGCGGAAAAGTATCAAGAAAAACTTCTGTAGAAAAGTAGCAGCGTTGAACAAAAAGAAAACTACATCCTGCAACTGCAAGATAGCACTTTGTTCATGGATGGGATGGGCAAAACATTGTAATTCAAAGCACCTAATTAAAACTATAATCAAAAATGAAAAAGTTCTCTGATTTTGGGATTGACATTGACGCAGGACGTAATATTTTCCCTGTACAGCAAATATCAATAACCGATATACTCAACTGTGAGATAGAGGTACTTGACTATGAATCTGGAGTTAAAACTCAACATGGAGACAACCGTTACGTAGTCAAAATAAAACATGAAGGAACGGAATGTAAGTTCTTTACCAATTCCACTCCGATCAAAGAGGCACTTAACAAAATATCAAAAGAAGATTTTCCATTTATGGCAACAGTACGGATTAAAAAATTAGGTACTGGTAATAGCAAAATATATTATTTCGCTTAAAATTATACAATTATGAATTTACAAGGAAGTATCGACCTGCTTAAATTAGAACTGGCGGGTATCGCAACTATTAAAGGAAAAAAATGTTTGGTCATCCCTATTCAGGAGAATGACATATACATCAATATGAACGAAGACCTGAGAGCAAAATCGGCTTATCTTGGACTATCGATCTTTGAGCGTAGGGAAATAAGCAAGTATGGGAAGACACATTATGTGAAGCAATCATTTTCAAAAGAGTTTCGTGATTCTAACAGTAAAGATGTTATAGATAAGAAACCGTTTTTAGGAGATATGAAACCCTTTGTGATTGATAATAAAAATAGTGCTGCAACTGTTGATGCTCCGGTGGAGAATACTGATGAAAAAGACGATCTTCCTTTTTAGTAGTCAATAAAAAAAATTATATACAACCTATTTGTTTGAATTTCTAACAATAATTCCGGTGTAAAGGACACTGTCGGGAGAATGACCCGGATTAAGGTTTTATATTTTTGCATATTCCGGAATGGTTTGATCGCCTATCCGGGAACTACTTTGTTGACCTGCCCGCGATGTCTGTGAATATATAGCGGGCAAATTTATAAAAAACAGGAGAGGTGAATATGGAAATATCAAAGACTGACATAAAAATGATCATACGTTTGCTGGAGCAGGGAGAAGTTGCGATTGAAAAGTATTCACCCAAGATATCTGCGGAGCAAGATGTTGCCAGGAGAATAAAGAAAATGATTAAAAAACTAAAGAAACAATATAGTTATGTATGTGATAAAGGTAAGATTGAATGATAACTCGGAGAAAATGTATTATTCCAACAACTTTAAGGAGGCTTACGAGATGTTCAAAAGAATAGGGAAAAGATTAATAAGGACATGCCTATTCATAAAGAGCAAAATGTATGAAAAGCTGGAAGGAAACTTGAGAAGAGGAGTTTTTTATGGATGGTGTGGAACTGAATCGAAAGAGGTGGGAATAGAAATGTTTCCATGTGCCGGTATTCCAGAAGGGGAAAGAGTGTATACGGTAAAAGATGCACTTGAAGATTTACACTGGATACTATTCAGAAAAGAACTGAACAGAGCTACAAGAAATGAAGTTCAAGGAGTAAATGATTATAAAATACACTATGGAAACAAATACAAATATTAATGTTTTCAAGGAGTTGAAGCTATGCAAGACAGAGCAGGAAGTGATGTCCCTTTTTAACGGACATGCGGAAATGCATGGGAATTCTTGGTTTTTGGAAAAAGTATCTATTAAAATGAAAGAACTTAAAAATGAATTTAAGAAAGTCAGAAGTCGTATTTGACGAAGTAAATCATAAATATTTTCTCAATGGGAAAGAATTGAGCGGTATAACTAAAATGCTGTCAAAACATGTATTTGCTGGTAAATACAGAGGCATACCGGAATATATATTGCAAAGAGCTGCGGAAATAGGAAAATATATACACCGGGATTGTGAACTTGCAGACATGGGAACGGATCCTGAAACAGAAGAAGGCAAGGCTTATCTGAAACTAAGGGATTTCAATGATCTTAAAATTGCCGAGTGTGAATATATTGTTACGGATAACGAATATTTTGCAAGTCCGATAGATAAGGTATTCCAATCAGGTAGGAATGAAGTCGATCTTGGAGACATTAAGACTACTTGTGAATTAGACAAAAAATATTTGAGTTGGCAACTTTCGATATATGCTTTCTTATTTGAACTTCAAAATCCTTATATAACGGTGAGAAAGTTATATGGAATATGGTTGAAGGGAAAGAAGGGAAGACTGGTAGAAGTAAATAGAATTGATCCGAAGGTGATAAGAGAGCTTCTTTTATGTGAGATAGAGGAAAGAACGTTTGTCTACCCTTTGGAGTTTATAAATGGATAAAAACATAAGGAGATATAATAATGGGAAGTTGGTTTGAATGTAAAATTCGTTATCAAAAGACCATGGAAAATGGTAAGGAGAAGAAGGTTACGGAATCATATATTGTGGATGCTCTGAGTTTTACTGAAGCAGAGGCAAGAATAATAGAAGAAATAGAACCTTTTATGACAGGCGAGTTTACGGTATCTGATATTAAAAGAGTTCCGTATTCGGAATTATTCCCAAGTGATGAAGATAAAGCGGACAGATGGTACAAGTGCAAAGTGGTATTTATAACCATAGACGAAAAGAGTGGAGCAGAGAGAAGATCTTCTACTCAAATGTTGGTTCAGGCAGCGGACTTACGAGATGCGGTTAAGAAATTAGATGAAGGAATGAAAGGGACGTTGGGAGATTATCAGATAGCTGCTGTTTCTGAGACAGTAGTAATGGACGTATACCCATATTCCTCCGGATCGACAGACGCCGATGATAAAGTAAAAGATAGGGGAGTAATTGATGAAATGGCATATGCGAAGAAAAGTGTTTTGAAAGAGTGTGAATCGGATGAAGGAAGACAAAGAGTTAGGGAGACACAGGCAGAAATAAAGCAAAAAGCGATGTTTGATGCGAGACTCTACTTGAATACGGTGATCGGTCTTGCTGATTCTGATCCGGATGCGCGAATATGGTATCTGGGATGTGGGGCTCTTCTGATAGAAAATAATGATATTCTGAAACAAAGGACTGATTGAGGAGAATAAACGGATGATATATGAACAAATGAAAGCCAAATTAGACTCGGAAAGACCTAAAAGAGTATTCCGAGACGAGGAACATAAACTTCAAAAGCTTTGTGTTAGATGGTTTCGAATGCAATATCCTTTCTTAAGAAGTTTGCTTTTTGCTGTTCCAAATGGAGGAAGAAGAGATGAACTTACAGGAGCTAAACTGAAAGATGAAGGGGCTACTCCCGGAGTATCTGACTTGATTCTTTTGAAAAGTAATAAAAAGTATAGCACTTTATGTATTGAGATGAAAACAAAAGTGGGAAGACAATCGGAATCTCAGAGAAACTGGCAAAAGGAAGTTGAAAGAGCAGGAAATAAATATGTTGTGTGCCGGTCAATAGAGGAGTTTATAGAGGTTGTGAATGACTACTTAGCAGAAAAATAAGATTTTCATTTGGTATTTTGAAATTTGAGCGTATCTTTGCGGTGCAAGTACGCCAAACCTGCATTAACAACATATTTATTTGGAATGGGCTTTTTTATGTCCATTAGATACTTATACCACAAAGATATAAGGCTATTGTTCTCTCGTGGATACTCATTCCAATGATGTGTATCGGGTTTGGCGACTTGGAGAGGCGATAGCCTTTCTTATTTTTATATAACTCAAAATTTGTTCAAATGCCAAACCCGACAAATTTAGAGCAGAAGCGAAGTATAGTAACTTCTACATCTACGTCCAGCCACGAAACGGCTTATTCTGTCATTAATCTTAATCCTCTTAAAGACTTCTTATCTCAAACAATTAGTCCGGGAGACTTGGTAGTCTCTTTGACCGATCTCCTTATTGATTATTCTCTAAACCATAATGACGATATATTCAGAGATAATGTCGGTACAATTGCTCTGCTAATTGATGTCTTGAGAGAAGTAGATCGCAAATAATCTAATATTTAATCATAGCAATATGAAATCAATTAAAGAAATAGTCACGGAGATAGAGCATATTCCAAAATGTCCTTAAAGTGGAGAATATATATGTATTACCTAATAAAATGTTTGTATGGCACGTATACGAACCATTAAACCAGAATTTTGGGAAGATACAAAAATAGGGCGTATAACAAGGGATGCAAGACTAATTTTAATATTTCTATGGTATTCATCTGATAATGACAGCAAGTCTAACTATACATTAGATTTTGTAAAAAAGGGAGCTAATTTGCACAGGTACGGAAAAATTATTCATGAGAAAGTCATACAAGAATTATCAGATAATGGATTAGTCGAAATATTAGATAGCAAATATCTAAAGTTAATACCAAGAAATATTCTAGGTATAAGGCGTTCAGATAGATTCGATGTACAAGACTGGGGAGAGTGGAAGAAAATTAGTGAGATTGTCTTTAAAAGGGATAATTATACTTGTTTCTATTGCGGACGGTCTGATTGTAAAATGGAGATAGACCATTTATTGCCTGTATCAAGAGGCGGAAGTGATAATATTTCTAATTTGGTTACTTCATGCAGAAGATGCAATGCGCAGAAGAATGATAAAACTTTAGACGAATTTTTGGAATGGAGGAAATGCAATGAGAGATAGTTTTATTTTTTATAGAAGTTTTTATGAAGCAATAAAGGATCTGCCGAGAGATATTCAGGGTGAGATTTACACGGCTATAATGGAGTATAGCCTATATGGTAATGAAGCTGAGAATCTAAAGCCGGTCGCTCGTAGTATCTTCACTTTGATAAAACCTCAAATTGATGTCAATAACAAACGTTTTGACAATGGATGTAAGGGTGGAAGACCCAAAAACTATAACCAAGAAGAAACCAAGCCAAAACCTAATTATAATGATAATAAGAATGTAAATGAATATATCCCCCCTATAATCCCCCAAGGGGATGTAGCACATTCAGACGAGCATCATGAAACGATAGATTATAATGCTATTATGAATATATTCAATAGGATGTTTGAAAACAAACTCCCTAGAATATCATCTATGACGGATAAGAGGAAGAAATCTGTAAAAGCAAGGGCTTCCGAGCACGGGAAAGCATCAATAATGGATGTTTTCAACAACGTGGCCCAGTCTGCATTTCTTCTAGGACGCAATGACAAAAATTGGAGATGTGATTTTGATTGGATATTTAAACCGACAAATTTCATAAAAATATTGGAAGGAAACTATAATGGGACAAGACTTAGTAAAAATCAACAGGATAGCGAGCAGCGAAAACGTGATTCAGTTCTTGCAGTCGCTACAACCGTCAGAGAAGCTGCCGCAAAAAAGAGAAAGGAACTTGAAGCAGAAGGCGTTATTGAATAAATATCCTGATCCTGCACAATTCATTCTTGATTACAATCCTGATTTGCAATTTAAACTTGTCAGATGTAATGCAACTCATTCAGAACTGGCATTGAATGACAGTATTCCAAGCTTAGGGTTATTGTCTTCCACTTACGGAGATGAAACCCCGATAGAATGGCTAAAGATACAGTTTGGTTCACTGAACGACTTTGCGGAGGTATCGACTAAGATAGCAAAAGAACAACTCTCTGAACTATCGGAGATATTTCTTTCGGAGTATTACTACATCAATACCGCTGAGATTTGCTTTTTTATTGCACGATTCAAGGCTGGCAAGTATGGAAGATTTTACGGAGCAATAGACCCCATGAAAATAACAAGTGCGATGTTAGACTACATATCCGAACGAAGAAAGGATATTGAGCGTAAAGAAAGGGAAGAATACAGAATGCAGCGTGAGAAAGAGATAGAAGAACGTGGGAATAACAGGATCTCTTATGCTGAATATCAAGAATTGAAATTCCGAGCGGGATCCGGAGATGAAGAAGCCAGAAAAATGCTAATGTCATCATGAAAGTAACTATCTACTGGGAGAACAAGTCTACTCCTGTTATCCGTAAGAGAATCCGTGATCGATTTGGCATTCCTCACTATATGTCTGTCAATGGTGAAACTCAAGCAGAAATAAGCGAAGAGGATATGCTGGATCTGATGGAGTTGGTTAAACGAGGCTTTATAAGCTTAAGAAATAAATAGTAAATATGGAAGAATGGATACAACTTAATAATTTCAGCAAATACGAATTTTGTCTTTCTCCTCTAAAAGCCAGATCAAAAATATCCAGAAAAATATTTGATGGATTTGAATTGGATAAATATAATAGAAAAAAGATTCATTCTTTTTATTCCGATAGTGGAGAAAGGTATGTTTCTACTGTACAAAGGATGGTATTTTGTGCATATAAAGGAATTGATCCTTTTAAAATAAAAGGACATGGTATCCTTACAACTATTGGTGAAAATGGTGTTGTTTTAACAGAAATGCCAGAAATTCGTAAACGATATAATCGCGAAATAATATCAGAAGAAGAACTTTTAAGGCGATATAAAGAAAGTATTGATTTTTCTTCTTTGGTTATTTCTGCTTTTGAAAATAATGATTTCTCAATGGTGGAAAATTATTTATTATCAAAGAAAAAACTTATATCTCAATATATTTCGATAAAAAGGCATATTTCGGATAGGAAATCAGAGCGTATTGCAGAATTGAGCATATCGGAATGTATAATAGCGATTAAGGGAAGAAAAGTTGCCATTTGTAGCCCTATAAGTTACATGATGACTATAGCTTCGAATATCAGCAATAATAGTCATAAAAAAGAAATTCAGTATAAGGAGAGTGTATATGAATGATCAGAGACAACAGATGTTTAATCAATATATGACTTACTTGTATAATACAGGAAAAAGTTATAGCTATATAGGGAAGTATATTAAATATGTTCGTGATTTTTTAGATAATGATACTTTTCCTATCAATAAGGCGGGATATAGAGCGTATATTAAAAATAACTCTCATAAAATAGTTGGAGATCCTCTTATAAGCAATGCTATTAGAGACTTTTTAGACTTTAGGGGAATCGGATATAGCAGAAAAAAGAAAGAAAGTGATATAGGCATGGCTTTAGAAAAGTTAAGTGCTATTTCTGAGAAAAATAGAAAATTAATGAATGAATTTATTGATTATTTGTCTCAGGAAGAAGATTATTCTTCAAATACATTACGTGTATATTCTGACTCTATAAAAAAATTCTTTGAATATTCAAATGAAATAACATCGGATAATTGTCGTCGTTTTATTAAAACTATGGAAGATAAAGGGATGAAGCCATCTACCATTCGACTCAGAATTACTGCAATAGAAAGATTAAGTAAATTTATTAAATCACCAGTTGTCATAAAACGTCCTAAGTTTCAAAGAACACTGAATACAGAAAACGTACCTAACGAATCTGAGTATAATAAGTTACTGTCTTATTTGTATTCACAATCCAATAAAGATCGATATTTCTGGGTGAAAATACTGGCCACCACTGGAGCTCGTATTTCTGAATTTATTCAGTTTAAATGGGAGGATATATTGTCCGGAGAGGTGACTTTAAAAGGTAAAGGCAATAAGTACCGTCGTTTTTTCTTTAGCAAAAGTTTACAGAAGGAAGTAAGGGAATATGTTAGGGAGACTTCTAAGACAGGGTTAATAGCTGTTGGGCGATTTGGCCCTGTAACAACTCGGGGAATAGCTCAATTGATGAAGGAATGGGCCTTACGATGTGGAATTCCTAAAGAAAAAATTCATCCTCATGCATTTCGTCATTTTTTCGCCAAAATGTTTTTGAAGAAAAATAATGATGTTATTCATTTGGCAGACATATTGGGACATGGTAGCATAGATACAACAAGAATTTATTTGCAAAAAAGTTATGAAGAGCAGAAAAGAGAATTTGATAAAAGCGTTACATGGTAGTTTTATGTTCGTTGATAATTTGCCGGAGTTGATCAGTAAAGAAAGTATATATGATGAAAATGGTATTGTTGATTGTGAATTGTTAACATCTATTTTAGAATGGATGTCGAGGATGGCAGAAGTATCTAATAAAGTGTCAGAGTCATTAGGAAAATTGCTTGGAATAGAAGATTTACCGGAAAACGGTAAAAAGAAATTTGATGAAGGTAAAAAGTGGAATGTTGCAGAGATACTGAAGCATTGCACTCTTGAGAATAACATCCTTAAGCTTCCACAAGTGCAATTCAATAAGAAATCTTATGCCGAAGCTAAAAAGTGGATAGAGGAAGCGGGCGGTTCCTGGCAAGGTGGGAAAGTACAGGGCTTTACATTTCCGTTCAATGCCGAGCGCGTCTTCTCTATCCTCAAAGATGGGAAGCGCTGTAATCTCCAACAGGAATATCAGTTCTTTGAAACTCCGGATGGTGTTGCAGACTGGTTGGTAATGCTTGCCGGAGGTATACATGAAGATGATACGGTGTTGGAACCGAGTGCCGGCCGTGGTGCGCTTATCAGGGCTATTCATCGGGCATGCCCTTCCGTTATGATTGAATGTTATGAACTGATGCCTGAAAACAGGGAGTTTCTGCATTCGCTGGGCAATGTAATACTACTTGGAGAAGATTTTGCGAAAGATAGTGTGGGCAGCTATAGCAAGATAATTGCCAATCCTCCATTCGCAAACAATCAGGACATAGATCATGTAAGGCTTATGTATGAACGGCTCGTAGAAGGTGGCACGCTTGCAGCCATTACCAGTCCGCATTGGAAATTAGGTTCAGAAAAGAAGTGTGCTGCCTTCCGCCAATGGATTGATGAAGTACACGGGCAAGTATTTGAAATTGGCGCAGGTGAGTTTAAAGAGAGCGGAACAAGTATAAGTACAATGGCCGTGGTTATAAAGAAATAAAATCATGTTAGTAGGAACAACAAATCTTAATACGACGCTCAACCTAACCTATGTGTTGACCGATGTTGTAGAAACTCTTCTCTACGATTTGAGAAGTGAAATGGGAAAACAAGGCTATGAATTGCGCCATGATGCGAAACGCAACTTTAACACTGCAATTTTCGCCATCCGAAGGCTAAAACAGGATGTTGACAAAACGCAATTATCCACACAGGAAAACTTTGGAAATGACTCTGATTGTCTCCTTGCCTTCATTAAATTGTTAATAGATCGCTGCGGTGATGATGACAAGAAGATGTTTGAGTTTTATAATTATATCAAACGGTATCCGTCTCAACTCGGCTTGGAACTGTCTGATGAAAAGTGTGTGTTTGCGCATGTTTTTGAGAATAAATAACCATCATAACAATAAAGAAATGAACAGAAATGAATAAAAATGAAGTATTAACAGAGATAGTCACTCTTTTGAATAAGTTCGAGGGATGTAATTGCGATTATCAAGGACTATTAGAAGATGTCATTGCAGAATGCGAAGATCGCATTGCTGGATTGGAATGTGATAATAATTAATTCTAATTAAGATAGAAATGAATAAATACACTATAAGATATTATTACGGTTCATACTCCGGAATACGGGAAGTATATGCCGATGATGAGGAAACCGCTATTACCTATATGTGGCGGATGTTACGGAAAGATATGACATTGCCAGTGGCTTATCAGTCCGAAGAAATAATTGATGTAGAATATGATGCAGATTGATTAATAACCAATAAGGAAAGAACTAAATGGAGTTAGATAAGATATACATGGAAGATTGTTTGACGGGAATGGATAGAATACCTGACGGCAGCATTGATGCGGTAATCTGCGATCTTCCTTACGGTACGACTCAATGCGAATGGGATAAAATCATTCCTTTCCCTGAGATGTGGTCTCAAATAAATCGTGTGATAAAACCTAATGCCGCTATTGTTTTGTTTGGGGCAGAGCCATTTTCAAGCGCATTGCGCCTAAGCAATATCCGTGCGTATAAGTACGACTGGATCTGGAATAAGAAACGTCCTACAGGGCAGTTAAATGCCAAGAAGCAACCTATGCGCCAGCATGAGTATATCCACGTGTTCTACTACTCACAGCCAACTTACAATCCTGTAATGCACGAAAACCGACTTCCCAGGCAATTCGTCGGAACGGTTCAAAAATCGAATAAACAAAGCGACAATTATGGTGAGCAATATGATTATCATTCCAATATAACAAATGATAGTAAATCGTACCCACGATCAATCATCGAACAAACTGCGGTTGTCGGGAATGGAAAGGAAAAGGTAGGTCATCCAACGCAGAAGCCCGTAGCGCTATTGGAATACCTTGTGAGTACATATACAAACAAAGGAGATATTGTGCTTGATTTCTGCATGGGAAGTGGTACTACTGCAGTAGCCTGCATCAATAAATACAGGCATTTTATCGGATTTGAGAAGAAAAAAGAGTTCTATGAAATGGCTGTTAATCGCATTAAAAACGTGCTTCGTGAACCAAAATTAGCAATGTAAATAACCCTCAAATTAGTGTAGAAATGATTCAAATTAAGATTCGTGAGTTAATCATCTTCATTATAGTCATTGCGCTATTTTCCTCTCTATTAATTAATTGTTCTCAGCATTCTTTAATAAAAGCGTTAGAACATTCAATAGAGCAAAGAGATAGCCTACTGAATGAAAGTTTAAAATTTAAATACTAATAACCATGGATAGTGTACAGACACAAACCTTTGCTATCAAAGGGAATGACGATGATGTGGCATATATTGATTTTTGTGATGGAGATTTATGTATTTCTGTTGTAGTAGATGGTAAACAAGCGGACTTTGCTTTTGAGCCTGTTACTTTGAAGATGTTTGCCTATGCTTACAATTTGCATTGTGAAGAATTAAAGAAGGAGAAATAAGATGAATCATGCAATAAAATTCAGAGGGAAAACGGTTAATGATAATAAATGGGTATATGGAGATTTGCTTCATATTGCGGGAGGATGCGTTATCTATCATGGCTCTCAAAAAGATTGTGATATTACTACCGGCAAGCATGTTGCCGTTGAATTGCTTCATAATGAAATCTCTGTTGTTGTTCCAGAGACCGTCGGGCAATTTACTGGATTGTTTGATAGGAACGATAAGGGGATCTATGAGGGTGACATTGTTAAACAAATAGTTACAAATGGATACGGTTTTGGTTTTATAGGTGAAGTGGGCTTTGATAATGGAGTTTTTGGTATAAAACATAAGACTTATAAAGGTTACATTATATCCAGTTTTGTATATTCTTCGGATTGGAATGATGGTCATGCGCACGGAACTGTTTTATATGAATATGAACTAAAAGGAAATATCTACGATAATCCAGAGTTAATCAAGGAGGAATTATGAAAAAGATACTTTTTAATGATAAATATGAACTTACACAGGCTGTTCTTGACGGTCGGAAGACGATGACGAGAAGGGCAATAACTTGTCCGAGAACCTTTAGAGGTGAATGGGTTGCAGGATTCAATGTGCATATCCAGCAATCTGACAGGAAAATAGTTGATTATCCTTGTATGTACGATGCAGACGAAAGGGAATTTGATGGGGGCCAAATACTTCCAAAATACAAAGTAGGCGAAGTGGTTGCTATTGCGCAATGCTATATGGATATTGACCAGTTTCACCGAAATATTAAAAATGCAGCTTATTTAGAACTGTTACCTGGACTGAAATTATATCCAGGATGGGGTAACAAAATGTTTGTTAGATCCGATCTGATGCTACATCACATCCGTATTACTGATATCAAAGTCGAACGCCTAAAGGATATATCAGCGGATGATTGCCTGAAAGAAGGTGTTATGCCTTTTGAGCATGAAATACCAACCCGGGCAAAACAAGTAATAACAAGATATTATCCATGTAAAGATTTAATGGATTCTGCTAAATGTGCTGGTTGGGGGAGAGTTTATGGTACTCCGCAAGAAGCTTTTTCCGTATTAATAGACAAAGTTTCGGGTAGAGGAACATGAGAGTCTAATCCCTACGTATGGGTATATGAGTTTGAATTGGTTGATTAATTATGTAACTGAAAGGAGGACTAACTATGGGATTTACAACGTCATGTTTTATTAGAAAAAATACAGAAGAACTTCGTAAAAAATTGGAAGAGTTGGGATATAACCTACTTAATTCCGGTGATACGACTTTAGATGCACATAATTATGACGGTAAGGGAAGTCATAAAAATATCGAAGAAGGGAGAGCTATCATTACGTCTTATGGGAATCTCTATGGGGTGATATATAATGTAGATGCTGTCACCAAGAAAGGAAGGAGTGATTGCGGAACCAATGAGGAACTTTTCCTGGCTATAGCTGCATTAAGGGATAATAGTAACTACATGCAGTGGTTTATTTGTACTGAGGATTACATAGAATCCCCTGATAAAGAATGGAAAGTCGGAGATTGGGATTTAAATACCTGTCCGGATGTTAGGTATGAACAGCAATTACCACATTGGCGTAAGGCTACGGTAGAAGAACTTATTAATCATTTTAAATAAAAGGAAGAAAAATGAATAGAGATCATAATAAATCCCTTTGCATGAAAAGGCTATTGAAATTGCAACAAGACCATTTTAATAAACTCATAATAAGTGAAGTTGCAGACCTGGGTTATTGCAACGGATATAATACTGTTCTTGATGCAGCTGAAAAGGTTTTGAGTGAGGAGAATTATTTCAAGATTGTGAAGCAATTAGAAAAGGAGGAATAACGATGAAAGGAAAGATATATAAAATAACTATATGCCAGATATCTTTTATGATAGGATGGTTCCCACATGCGGATAAATGGTACCACAAACTCCAGATTATCTATTAATCAAGTTTTTATATTAGGAGAAAAATAATTATATTTGTAATGTGTATTATGTTATACATAACTCAGACTAACGAAAAGACATGAAACTAAGACCTAAACAAGAGCAGTTTTGCCATCTTTATCTTGAAACAGGAAATGCTTCGGAAGCGTACAGGAAAGTGTATAAATGTAAGGGATGCAGTGATAAAACGATATGGGAGGTATCTTCCAAATTGCTGTCAAAAGTTGGTCCGCGCATACAAGAGCTTCAAGAAGAATTAAAGAAGAAATCGGATATTACCAAGGATCGCGTATTAGAGGAACTGCGATGTATCGCATTTGCGGATATTCGTGATTTTCTAAGTATAGAAAATGGTATGGTAAAATTCAAAAATTCTTCGGAATGGAGTGATGAAATGGCTCATGCGGTGGAGAGTGTAAAAGTTACCAGGGAGGGCATTGAGCTGAAGCTTAATGGTAAGAGTTGGAGTATATCCCGGATTTGCAAGATGCTTGGTTATGATGAACCCACCCAAGTAAATATCAATCAAATGTTACTTGATATAGATACAGGAACGGGGGATTAATGGAAAAGGTGTCTATTAGTTTTCGGAAGTTTAACCCAAATTTTCATCATCTCAGGGAGGCTATGAAAGATGATGATCTGAGGTTTATATTCCTGTATGGTGGTTCTTCATCGGCGAAATCATTTTCTGTAGCTCAGGCTATATTGATAGAATGCCTTTCGGGAGGTAATAATACTCTTGTGTTCAGGAAAGTGGGTGCTTCTATTGCTGATAGTATTTATAAGACTTTTCAGGAGGCGGTAAGGTCCCTTGGAGTATATAGACTATTCTCGTTTAGAGAGAATAAGATTATTTGTTTTAACGGGTCCTACATAACATTTAAGGGATTGGATGATTCTGAGAAAATAAAAGGATTGGAGAGTTATAAATATGTTGTCTGTGAAGAATTGTCAGAGTTTAAAGAAGAAGATTTCAAACAGATAAAGAAGCGTCTTAGAGGCCGGAAAGGACAGAAAATCATTTCAATGTTTAATCCAATTGAGGAAGAGTGTTGGATTAAAAAAAATGTATTTGATAAAGAGCAGTTAAAAGAAGAGTCAAATGACTTGTATGGTATATTGAGAGACAATGAAACAAAGAAGATTCTTCCTAAAGAATTCTCAATGATTGCTAGAAAATGGAAAAATACAGAAAGGCTTTTGAGAAATCCTAGAACGGGAATTGAGGAAGTTCATGCTCCGGATACAGTTATAATGCAATCAACTTACCTCAATAATTTTTGGGTAGTTGGCAGTCCGGACGGGCAATATGGATTTTATGACCGGCAGGCGGTTGCTGATTTTGATAAGGATAGGACAAGAGATTATAATTACTATCGTATATATGCGCTTGGGGAATGGGGTAAAATAAAGACAGGTGGAGAGTTTTTGCATGCATTTGATTCTGGTAAGCATAAGAAGATATGTCCTGTAACAGAAGGAATTCCTTTGCATATTTCTGTTGATAATAATGTTCTCCCATATATCAGTGTATCAATATGGCAAAATGAAGAATTGGAGTTAAGGCAAGTTCATGAAATCTGTGCTGAAGATCCGTTTAATACAGTAACTAAAGCAGCCGAGTTGACACGTACATGGCTGGAAGGAATCGGATATAACGATGTGGTATATTTGCATGGAGATGCGAGTACCAGAAGCGGAAATACTATTGATGATGAAAAGAGATCTTTTCTGGATAAATTTATAGATGTGTTGGAAGAAACTTTTCGGGTGGTTGATATGGTCCCTAAAAAGAACCCTCCTGTTGCTATGTCGGGAGAGTTTGTGAATGCTTTATTAGAGGGTTTCCATGGAATATCTGTGTCTATTGATGAATCATGTAAGAAGTCTATACAAGATTACGAGAATGTAAAGAAAGACACTAATGGAGGAATATTAAAAGCTCGGATTAAGGACAAGATAACAAAACAGAGTTACGAGGAGTTTGGCCATTTAACAGACTGTTTCCGTTATGTGTGTACAGATATATTCCGGGAACAGTTTTTATCATATTCAATGGCTAGGAAGAGAAATACACATAAGAAAGAAAATATGAAATATTATAATGTAGGAATAGCAATAGAAGGAGATTCTATAGTCTATATCATGCCAGATTGCAATGGTAAGTTTATAATGATACATGCAGTCTATGGAACTGAGGTCTTTATCGACGGAGTTTTATTTAGAGATGGATTTGATGCCGGATTAATGGAAGAGAAACTCAAAGAATGGGCACCTGTCAGTACTGTTTTTGAAAGTCATAAATCATATTTCCAATTTGCAAGAGATGTGCGGGAATGGATGGATAATGTGCGGGCTACCAGCTTATATGCGAATATGGACCAAAGAATATCTGCAAATGAAGAATTTATAAAAGAGAGATTTAAATTTAGAAGTGATTATGATGATTATCCTGAATATCTTTCTTTTATGGATTCAGTGATGGATTATAATGGTAAAGAGAGCTATGAAGGGATTAATTGCCTGAGTGCTTTGGCTTCGGTAGTTGCAAGAACAATTAGGAATAATCAGTAATTGTTTGATCTGCCGGTTCTCTCTCTACTCTCAGGAAACGTATAAATAGGATATATCCCTTTACACGCTTTCTGAGCCGGTTCACGTCAGAAGTTCCGGCCCCTTATGAACCTTCCTCTTATTAGTTCTGTTCTATATGATAATAGATGTGATTTAGCTGATAATCATGTTGATATTAGTTAAAAACATAGCTTTGGTGGTAAAAATAGTGATGATTTAGCGTGAGATACTGACTGATTGCTTATATTTGCAACATAATAACACTACAATGTAGCGTAATTATATTTATAGATTATGAAAGCTTCTACCTATACACAAAAAACATTGGTAATAGAGAATCCTTCCAAAGGACTATTAGACTTTGTAAATAAGCTGAGAGATAGGAAATTATCTCAGCAGGAAAAATTACGCAATAAAAAGGACTGCACTATAAAAATTAATGCATAAATTTATTAGATGGATATTTCCGTTTTTGTGAGTTTAAAATTAGATGATAAACATGAATGAATTATACGAAAAATCTGATTTAAATATAGATGCAGCTGAAAAATTGTATAATCATTGCCTTTATGATTCAGTATGTCATCCTGCATATTATTCATGTTTACAATTAATGAGTCATAAATTAATTAAAAAAGGAATGTCTCTGTCAGATCAAGCCAGTTTATGTAGTACTAAGTATTTTGGGCATTCACATAAATGTTTAATAGAAGAAACATGTAAACGTCTGAAATTTGACAAGTGTAGGGATGAACAAGATTATCGTAATGGAGTTAAGCAATTAAAGGAAAAAAGAGAGTCTTCCGATTATAAAGAGGAAAGGATTTCGAGGGAAGCAAGTGAAGCTTGTATTAAATTGGCGAAGGAAATAAGACAAAAATTAAATTCAATATAATTATGGATGAAAGAATACAAAAAATCAAGTCATTTTTGAACAAAATGAATGAAAAGTTTCCCATTTTAAAATTTAAATGTGGTTATGCTTTTTCAAACCATCATACTTATATTGTTGAAGTTGAACCATTGTCAGAATTTAGAGACAATGAAGAATATGCCTACCATGAACTGGTTTTCTGTAAAGAATTTGAGTGCTTGCACAATGATTATGATATAATTTTTGTATCAGATGATGGGTTGTGTAAAGTTGACCAAATACTTTTAGAGGTAGGATATGATAATCCTGTACGATATGAAACTAACAATGAAGAAGTATTTTATATACGTTTGGATTGTTGGTTACAAGGGGAAAATTACGCTTTAGCAGCATAAAATATGAAAGAAGTTGAAGTTTATAAATCAGATTTTAGATTAGATAATTATCTAATAAAAGAGTCTTCATTAAAAATAAAAGGTGGAATTGAAAAAGATAATACCTTATCCATTGACATAAATCCTAGTGGAATAAAGAGGAAAGATAAGTTTACTTTGACGCTAGAATTGGAAGTTAAGGATGAGAAAGAACTTTTTTACGCTAAGTTAATAATAGATGCTTATTTTCTATTTAGAGAGAGTATTCCTATGGAAAGATTAGGAGCATTTTTTACGATGAATGCTCCTGCAATTATATTTCCTTATATACGAGGGTATATTTCAATGCTAACATCCTTATCCGGATGTGGTACCGTATTACTTCCAACTTTAAACTTGACTAGTATGGGGGAAAAACTTGCCCAAAATATAAAAGAGGTAAAAGAATAAATGGAAGAGAAGTATAGGCTTTCAAACATAACAGAACTGATCAACTGGGGAAAGCAATTGCTTGTTTCTGGGAAATATCCGAATGAACTCCAATTGGATAAAGCCTCCAAGATAGTAGACTGCAAATACTATATTGAGTCTATGACAATGATGATCGGGGCCCAGTGGGAAAACCCTACATACTATCCGTGCATTGATCAGTTTTACAGGTTTAGGGAGGTAATAGAAAAAATGGATAAGGCAGCCGAGTAAGCTGCCTTTTTGTTCTATTTTTCATGTGGCAAAATTACAACCCCCGTAATTTTTCTGACCAATCACTGAATTTTGGTTCTATTTTTAAGATTCTATAAATAAAGGGAGAGTCTGTTTTGCTCTCCCTTCATCATATCTACCGTCCTTTTTTCTCTATTTTCATGAACGCATTTCGTCTGCTTTTTGCTTCAGCTTGCTTTGTCCGTTCATTTAGGATAAGTTTGAGTTCATTGAGTTCCTTGTGCATTCTAAGGATATCGTCGGTAAGTGATACGACACGGCTCAGCAATACCATGTCCATATTGGTATATTTTGAAGTTTCCATATAGCTTTTTATTTAGAATTTCATTTAGATTAATTTCGTTTCCTTCATTGAGATCCCGGGAGCCGTATTGCTCCCGGGGTGTTCATCCCCTAACAGAGATGTTCGCCTGATTGGTAGTCGAAGCATTATATATAATCAATCGTTGTAGAAGAACGATTCTCCTTTCTTCCGTGTAAGCCTGTAACCTGTGTACAGACAAACCAATATTAATATAATCTCTATCATAATTTTGGAATATAGTTGTGGCTGTCGGGCATTTAAACCGACCGCTGATAGTTATGTAATAGATTAGGCGGCTGGATTCACCTCACTCTTTATCTGCTTGATGGCTTTCTTCACGTTCCATTCATTTTCATATAGGGCAATGATGAAACGCACACCTTTGGTAGTCCATACTGTATATACACTTGTTCCTGTCGAACCGTCAGAACGTGTGTACGTCTGTGTACGGGTAGAATGTAATCCCCAAGTGGAATAAGGAGCATGTAATATCCATTGCCCGGACTGTTTGTAAAGGATACCAATTTCTTTCATTTTCCTGTGAAGCTTCTCCGCATCCATTCCGATTTGCTTAGCCACCTGTGTGGAGGTAAGCGTGTTGACCGATTGCAAATGGTTATCGTAGTAGCTGACTTTCGGAGCGGATTTTTTGATTTCCTCTGTCTGAATCTTGATGGTGACTTGCTGCTGCTCGGTTTGGGCTTCGAGCTGTTTTAGGCGTTCCTCTCTTTTGGAAAGAGTGGCTTGTGCGATGGTTAGGGCACGTGCCATGATTTCCTCGGGAGTGTCGTCTTGGTGGGTGGCAATGTAGCCGCCAGTAGTTCGTACTTCGTGAAGGATTTGTTTTACTCCCTTTTTGAATTGTTTGGCGATCGGTTTACGGGATTGCATGAGGACTTCATATAAACCGTCCTCGGTTAAGAACCAAACTTGCTGATTTCCACCGAGGGTGTCAACAATGTTGGCAACCTTTTCTTCTTCATCTACTGATTGTAACATCATAGTAGTGTTATAACTACCATTACTTCGCTTTGCATAGTCTATACACTCTGCTACATCTTTGGCAAGGAATAACGGATTTTCGGCTGTTCCGTAAACGGTGAATTGGCGTCCAAGCAATTCTGTTTGTTTTAGGACTTGAATCGAGTTTGTTGACATAACAAAAAAAAGCGCACGTTCACGGCTGTCAACAAACTCATAGGAATTTAGTTTGGGGACATTTCTGTTACCCCACCGTTCGTGCGCAATATCTTAAATAATACTACTACAATATGTTTTGGCAAAAAAAATAACTCCCAATGGAAGCCATAGGAGTTTGCCGCTCCTATAAGTTGTTGACATTGCAAATATAGATATTTTAGTTGAATACAAAAAATAATTATGGTAAAATTTGGTCAGTATGTATCTATTTAATTATTTTGCACAATATTTTTTAATATTAAAATGTTATATTCATGAAACGAACTATTTTATTGTTACTATCTATTGTTTCTGTTCTGTCATTATCTTCTTGCGGTGATGATGACAAACCAATTGTACAATCTATAGAGATTTCTCCAAGTGAAGCCACTGTGAAAATTGGAGAAAAAATAACTCTTGCTGTCAGTCATTCGCCGGCAGATTTACCTGCTCCCGAATATGAATGGAATTCTTCTGATGAAACAATTGCAACTGTTGAAAACGGTATTGTTTATGGAAGGTCTGTTGGAGAGGTTACTATATCAGTTTCTTCTTTTAATCTAAAATTGAAAGATATATGTAAGGTCACTGTAACTCCAATTGAAGCAACTGGTATCAAACTATCTGAGAGTGAGAAGATGATGACTACCGGTGAATCATTCCGTTTGGAGTATACGATAGAACCTGAAAATACTACCAACAAAGAAGTGGAATGGGAGTCTTCGGATAAAACTATAGCAACGGTTAATACAGATGGCGAGGTTACAGCCGTTTCCGATGGTGAATGTACTATTACAGTCAAAGTCAAAGGAAGTGATACCTCCGCCAAATGTGTTGTTAAAGTGAATCCTATTAAGGTTACAGGAGTTACATTGAATGAAACAACTAAATCTATTGAAGCCGGCGAGTCATTTACTCTGACAGCTACTGTATCTCCTGAAAATGCAAAGGACAAAAGTATTAAATGGTCTTCCAGCGATCCTAATATTGCAAAGGTAGAAGACGGATTGGTGACTGCATTGGCAAAAGGTACATGTAACATAATTGCCACTACTAATGATGGGAATTTTAAAGCGCAGTGTACTGTGAATGTTTTGCCTTCTTCAGTAAAAGGAGTCCAGTTTACAGAATCTTCAGTTAAGATTCTGAATGGAGAAAGCTATACATTGGCATATTCTATTTTACCTGAAAATGCGGAGAATAAAAATGTAAAATTTAGTAGTTCTGCACCTAATGTTGTTTCTGTAGATAATAGCGGGAAAGTTACAGCATTACAAAAAGGCACATCTACAATTACAATAACGACAGAAGATGGCGGTCATACCGCTACTTGCGAAGTGACATCTGCTGAAATTACAGACTTTATTAATTTAAATATTTCTGGGGGATCAGGAGCAGGACTTGTTATTATTAATGGTTATATAACTGGTTCTTTGTATTGCCATATTACGAATACAAGCTCTAAAGAAATATCTCTTACTAAGTTTGAGGTAAAAGATGGATCAACCGGAAGCATCGTATTATACACTGACGAAGCCTCTAAACTGGGCTCTCTTAAGTCAGGGCAATCAACCAATCTTGGTGGTCAGATGAGGTATGTTTACCTTCCTATATTCTCTTGGACATTTACCTATGAGGGTAAAGAGTATCAAGTATCTGAACAATATAAACGATACTAATCAGATAATTTAATATTTTCAAATTATGAAAAAGTTTATAGCAATTTTGTTTGTTTTTGGATTTATTTTTAGTGGTTGTAAGTCTTCTTATTCTTCTTATAAAGAAACTACTACTTCATTAGATTTTAGGGAATATGTTAAGCAAGGGTTCGTTATAATTCCTGCAACTGTAGGATTTGAATATACTCCGGTTGAATATACTCCTATTTCTGAAATTAATGTGTTATTTTATTCAGGTAATAAATTACCAGATGATTTAAAAGGGAAAAGAGGAATCAAAACATCGAAGATTTGGGGTGTAACTGAATATCATCCAACTTCAGAAAGAATATTAGATAAGATAGTTGAAGAGGCCAAAGCAATGGGAGCCAATGGCATAGTCAATTTTAAATCATCATATATTAAGTCAAAGAATAGTAAAGGATATTGGGAGGTTTCTGGAGTTGCTGTAATAACAAAGCAATGATTTGATAATTTCCTAAGAAACACTTTTTATTTGGCCGGGAGCAATCCCGGCCTTTTTTATATCTTATCTGTTAACTGATAAAAAAGGCAATGGAACCTAAATTCCATCGCCTTGAATATGCCTCCAAAGAGGTCTCGTGTAAACAAATGCCGAAATTAAAGTTGTACCGCCAGCATTTCTCTCGCTGCCCTGTGTATGGCTTCCTCTATCTTAGCTTTTTGTGCCTCGGAAGCAAACGCTATCCTCTGCTTGTACTGGCGCATCAAAGAGGGATTAATGCCTGCGTACTTTGCAAAAGTAGATACGCTTATAAACTTGAAATTATCAAAGAATGAAGCTATATCATACTTATACTCAAACTCTACATTCTTCAGTTCCTCTGGCACTTCATTACCTTGCTCTTTAAGCATGGTAATATAGTCATCAATACATTCATGTAGTGATCGTTTTGCTTCATCAACGCTTTTCCCTTGACCGTTCAAGTTAAAACCGTCAAATTCCGGAACATAGACACTTATTGTCTTGTCGTCCCACATTTCAACAATAGCAACCGTTTTCATATTCCATTTATTTTATAATTCCGGTAAACAAATGTGCGGGTCATTTAAGACCCGCATCTTTCATCATGCTGTTAAGAGTGCCGCCTTTTATTTCTTGCGAACCATGCCTGCCCACTCGGAAGTATTTCCCCGTTTTCGGACTGTACCATACGTCGTGTTCTTTGCCGTGACTCACGAAATAGCAGCCTATCTTTGCAGCCTTCTTTAAGAACTCTGTTGTTTTCATTTCAAAGAGCATTTGTTTACGGGTACAAATATAACATATTTGTTATAAATATGATAATAATAGAACATGTTTTTAAGCACACTTGGATGGGAAAAGTCTAAAACCTTTTTGTTTTTAGTCAGTATCTCAGTAAGTAACAGTTACATTTAATTTGTTAATAATATTCTTGTTTTTGTTCGTTTACTTACTTAATTCTATTATAAACCAATCTGTTAAATGAAATAAAAATCGTAATTTCTATAGATAAAAAAAGAATGATTTAGGTAAATAATCAATAATATTATCTATATTTGCAGTGGAGAGTATCCACGGCATATAAAGGTATATGCTACCGTAAATCATAAAAGAACGAAAATACATAAAAACGGGAGTGGGTACGCCTTTGGGTGTATCCACTCTTTTTGCATATATGGGTAGCTGGTTTTCAAAAAAGGCAATGAATATGACCGACAAGGTTAATGTGGTTGAGAAGAGAGGTAATGATATATTCTATCTTACCAATCTTTTTGATTCTAAAGGTGCCATCTGGAAGACGGACTTTAACATGTCCCAAGCCATGGATAAAGAAAACGCCTTGTTGTATTGTACTCCGTTCGCTACCGTTATAAGGAAGGTGGGAGCCATGTTTGCAAACGGAAGGGTTTACCTGACAGACTCAGAGGGTAACGATGTCACAGATCCGAAGCTGACCGCCTTGTTTAAGAAACCTAATCCGCTTCAAAATTCCATCGCCTTCTTCTCTCAAATAGAAATGGTCCTCCGGACATATGGATACTGCCCTATATATACCAACCGTATTTTTAAGAAAGGCATTCCTCGTACGATGTGGATCATCCATCCCACGCATTTCCATCTGACCGGTACCGGGAAATCTCTGGACCAGGTAGATCTGGACGGAATAGTCAAGGAGGCGTACGTTGAGTGTGGAACCGAGAAAAAGGTCCTTAACAAGGAGGAGTATTTTATCATTTACGACAGTGATATCCATATCCCTTGCAATGAAGGTGATGAGATAACGTTCGGTACGGCCGTAGACAGTTTGTCTATCCCTGTTTCTAACTGGATGGCTTCTATGCAGGCAAGCAATTCCCTGATCACGAATGGAGGACCTAAAGGTATCATCTATAATAATGATAATAGTGAGGCCGGCAACGCAGTAATGAACTCAACGGAACAGGAATCACTTCTGGATAGGTTTAAGCGGAAATACGGCTTGATGAAAGAGCAATTTCAAATTGCAGTTTCCCGGGCAAAATTGGGATGGATTCCTCTTAATTATAATTCGGACCAGTTGAAACTTCATGAAGAGGATAAGAGGTGTACTGAAAAGATCGCTAATGCTATCGGTCTTAACCCGAGCCTTTTTAATGAAAGTAAGTTTGAGAACCAGGAGTCGGCTAAACGAGCCGGTTACCAGGACTTGATTATACCTAATGCAGAGATAATAGCGGAGGCTTTTACAGAGAATGTTTGTCCGGAAGGTACAATTATGAAGATTGACTTCTCACACGTAGAATGTTTGCAGGCGGATAAGAGTAAATCATCGGAGGTTCTGCAACGGGTGATGGACTCCATGATTAAGGGGAAACAGGCCGGTCTTATTACCGGAGACGAGGGAAGAAGCGTATTAGCTGAATATATAGATATTGATCCTGAAAAACCTAAGGGAGATTATGGAAACGAAGAATAAATATAAAGGTAGAATTGGCAAGCAAACTAAGTCCTTTTCGTTTGAGACAAAGGATCTGTCAATTAACAGCGGAAGCCGGAAGATCTCGGGGTATGCTGCCATATTTGGTAATATAGACAAGGCCGGAGATATGCTTATAAAAGGCTGCTTCTCAAAAAGTATCCAGGACAGGGGACCGGAAAGTGCGGCCAATGACAAGATTATCTTTCTGTGGATGCATGATATGAGTGAACCCATCGGTCGGTTGACGGCTTTGCGTGAGGATGAAAGGGGATTGTATTTTGAAGCCGTAATTGATGATGTAGAACGTGGTAACCAGGCTTTGACACAGCTTGAATCCGGAACACTGAACCAGTTCTCTATTGGATATAGATACGTGTGGGAGAAATGTGAATGGGATGAAGAAAGAGATTGCCTGATCGTAAAAGAGGTTGTCCTTTATGAAATCTCTGCTGTCTCAATCGGTATGAATGGTGAAACGGAGTATCTCGGGTTAAAGTCTGAGGAGGATTACCAAGACCGATATTGTGAATTGGTATCTGACATCGACGTCTTATGTAAAGGACTTAACGTCATAAAACAACAAGAGTTACAAAGGATCATTGCTAAAGCTATGTCACTTGCTTCTGCAAGGCCGGAAAGCAATCCGCCTGCAAGGGAAGCCGACGTACGTGGTAAGAAGTCCATGTTTAATAAATTAAAACTAAAACAGGATTGCTTATGAAATTAGGATTTTTGGACCTTATTGACACAAAGGGAATGTCTGAGGATGACAAAAAAGTATGGGAGAAGATGGACAGCGCCTTGGCTGATTCTATCGATAAGGAGATAGGAGAGAAGATCAAGTCTTACCTTAACGATGAACTGAAGATTGAGGATCTGCGTACATCTATTACTGAAGCGGTAAAATCGATCAGCGATTTCAAGAAAGAGAATAGCGAAAGTGCGGTTGACAAGAAAACGTTTGATGAAACCATCAACAGTATCGAGGAAAGCCTTATCCGGATCAAGGCCGCTACGGAAAAGACCGGGAACGGTGAGATTGTTTTTAAGAGCATTGATAAACAGATTGAGGAACAACTGAAGGACTTTATCACGGTTGAGAAAGGTGCCAAGGTAGTTGACTTGAAAGGGGCGTGTAAAGCATCTGCCGGCTATAAGAAGAGTATTAATCTGGTGTTGGACAGCAAAGCTGTTTCTACAGTAACCAGTACAGGCATTGCGCCGCATTATAACAATACGGTAGATACTACTCTTTCTGTAGATCCGAAAGCTGAAACAGTGATTCGAAGATACGCAAACGTAGCAAGTATCAGTACGCGTTCATTGACGTATGCAGAATTCAAGCCAGGAGAGGGTGACGCCAAATGGGTACCTGAAGGCGGTCTGAAACCTAATATGGATGCAACGCTTTCAGAGAAGAGCATTACTGCCGGTAAGGTTGCGTTGACTGTAAAGCTGACGGAGGAAACATTGACTGATTTACCTCAGTTGGTAGCCGAAATCAGAGCGGAAATCATTAACCGTATCGGTATTACAGAAGAGGAAGGTATTATTTCTGGTACCGGAGCGGACGGACAGATTACAGGTGTATTTAAGGATCTTCCTTCATTCTCACTTACCGGATTCAAAGTCGCAAAATCGCCCAATATGTATGATGCCATTGTAGCTGCATATACACAGATTCTTTCTACAAGCAAGATGAATTATCGTCCTAACCTTGTTTTGATGAATCCGATCGATTACGCTATGATGCAGCTTGAGAAGGATGCAAACGGACAATACCTGCGGCCGTTCCGTGTTGGTGATGAACTGATCAGAGGACTTGCGGTGGAAACGTCTACTGCTATCGAGCAGGGTAAGTTCCGTATCGGTGACTTCAATTACCTGAATATTCGCGACCTGGTTCAGCTAACTATTACTTTCGGTTGGGAGAACGACGACTTCACGAAGAACCTTGTGACCATGATCGGTGAAAAACGATTGATGGCCTATGTAAAGGCACAGTATAAGACTGCATTTGTGAGTGATTCATTTGCTACAGTAATGGAGGCTATTTCTCCTTCAGTTGGTGGTTAAACATAAAGTTGGATAAATATGGGAAAAGAGTATAACATGGACCTGCATAAGCAGTACGAGGTTGAGTTCATTAAAGACGTGAACTTCTTTAAGAAAGGGGATAAAACGAGTGTGAATATGCCCCTTGCAAGTAAGTTTTTCAAGGACGGAAAGATCCGGGTGCCGAATAACCTGATGCAGGATGCAAAAGAGCTCGGCTGTGAAGAACTGTTCGTTAAACCGGGTGATAATAAATTAAAAGAGTAGCATATGATAATTGACGGTACATACTTTAAGGGGACAACATCTATAGATGGACTGAACGTGGATACGGGGGCTCCTTCAATTACCCGTACTGCAATGAAGGACTATCTTGACAGTTTCATTGATACGTATGAAAAAGAGTATCTGAAATTGGTGTTGGGAAGGGATATGTGCCGTCAATTCATAAACTACCTGAAGGCAGACGGGGAAGATAAGATTGATAAATGGGAAAGGCTAAAAGAGTTTCTAACCAGGGATGGTAAAAGCCCTATCGCAAATTATGTGTTCTTTTTCTTTGTGAAAAGGAACAATGTGCATGTAAGCGATGTGGGCACAACCAGTTCTGATGATGAAGACCATGCCGATCCCAATGTGGTACTTATTCCGGCATGGAATGAAATGGTTGAGATGAATCATGATTTGCTTGATTTCCTGTGTGGGGATGACAGCTATGACGGTTTTTCATTTGACCGCTCAATGCTGGAAGAGATTAATTCGTTTGGCTTATGATAGTAATAACGGATGTATTCAGGGAAATAGCAGAGCGTGTCTCAAAGGAGTATGGCAAACATATTTCGTATATGTTTGGAGACTGGAGTTACATTTCTGACCAGTTGTTAGTTTGGAGCAAATCAAATGATACTGCGAAGCTAAAATATCCCGCCATATTCCTTTATTCTCCGATCGAAGAGGACAAGACCGGCGAGAAAGGGGAAATGTCATTGGATATACTCCTTGTCGTAAATACATTGCCTTCATATACCAACGAAGAACGTTCGCGTATATCATTCGCAGAATGTCTCAGACCTATTTACGAGATATTGATCAAGGAGATCGGTAAAGAGCCGGCGTTTGATATGGCTTATGTAAAAAGTATCCCGCACATATATGTTGAGAATTACCGGTACGGCAAAGCAGGAGTGACGGGCCCGGACGGAAAGCCATTCAAAGATTATATCGACGGGATAAATATTAAGAATTTGCAGATCACATTAAAAAAAGAGAGATGTTATGGCGATAGAATTTAGAGAATGTAAGGGGCAGGAAGACTTTAATACCGGAAGATCGAAGTGTATTCTTGATCCAGGTAAGATAAAAGCAGTAATCCTTATTCCACGTGGTTTTAAAATCCCGAACGGACTGACCGCAGATAAGTTAGAAGAGTTGTGTCATGCAGACCGGCCCAACCGTATTTATCCGATAAAGACGGTTGAGGAGTTTGCGCCTACCGGTGGTGAAGCCAATGTAAATGCAACCGGCTATGGTGGCAATAAAATCACCGGCTATTCGGCGTATACAGCGGCGCTTACTTTGGATAATTATGATGCCAGCCTTAAAGCCAATCTTATGATGGCAAAAGGAGTGGAATTTGACGGGGTAATTGTTGATGAAGACAATGTATTGTTCGGAACGAATCGTGATACTACGGGATTGAGTGGTATTCCGCTTTCGGGAGTATATCCGAGCGGCCAGGATTGGGACTCTTCCGGCCAGGAAGCTAATCTGATCGTAAACCTGATGTTTAAGGATTACGAGAAATACATCAAGACAGCAGACATCATGGCGCTGAAGTTTGATGTAGTGGAAGCACTGAAGGGGCTTGTTTTTGTTGACCTGGTGAAAGTAGGAGAGAATAAATATAAACTGATCGAGCACTTCGGAGGCCTTAATGTTACAGGGTATTATGCGGACGCTCTTTCCAAGAGTGCCGAGAAATCTTTCGACGGAGGCGTATCAGCAGTATCCTATGCTGATGGTGAGTTGACCGTTACTGCTACAGGCACTCCTTCTTTGAAGAAACCATCGGAGCTTCAGAAGGGAGGCATTATCGGTATTGAGCAGAAAGAGGCGTATGATGCAAGCGTTTAACTTATAAATAGGATATAACATGGTTGTAGAAGGTGTGAACTTCATAGAAAATGAAGTCGTGAAGTGGAAACGAAAGGACTTTATCGATACTCACAAAAAGTTATTTTTCCTGGATAGGGAGGAATTTGAAAGGGAAAAGATGCTTGGTGATATTTACGACCGGATTAAGGGTTTGGTTCCGGATAAAGGTAAACTGATTGATTGACAGGGTGAAGGGGATGGATTTTTATTAGTTCATCCCCTTTTAAATTACATGGGATATGGCAACATTAAGCGATGCGGCTGATAACTTTAAACTATTTGTTGGAGGACTTGATAAAGTCATTAAGCATACAATTCAGAGTAATGCTGATTTGGTGCAGGACTTTATCCGGGAGCAGTTGTATTCCGGTGTGAACGGACGTGGAAAGCCTTTAAGGCCGACATACCTCAATGACCCTTTTTTTAATTCGAAAGATGCCGGCAGATGGTTCCATAATGCTGAAGGATATATGAAATGGAAGATGGAAAAGACACCTCCGGCTCCTTCTTATCTGTTCTTGCCACCGCGTGACATGAAAACTCCAAACCTCAAAATTCGGGGTGACTACTACTCGTCTATTACTGCTATCCCCATTAATGATGGATTGAGGATAGAATCTGTCGGAGTCTCTTTCGGAGATGACATTGAAAAAAAGTATGGGAGTATTATCTTGGCTGTGGGCCCCGAAGCATTGGGGCATTTTATGGTTCATTTTATGAATCCCGCATTACGGGAATATTATGCAAAATTCGGTATACTGTGAGCTGTTGGTGTGATAATAAAAAAAGGATGCAGGATATAGAGAGAGTCCGAAGTCTTGCACGCATAGCTGCCAAGATGGATCACTCTGTGTATGTGCTGTATGAAAGGAAAGACGGAACCTTTGATTTTCTACCGGAAGGTATTGAATTCTATGGGACGTTTGTTGAATTGGTATTTTATTAGAATAAGAAGTAATAACCATCGTGTGAAGGGGCACGATACAAAATTTTAAATTATGGCGAATGAATTTAAAATAACGGATATTGTTGATAAAAAAGCTTTTGATGAATTAACTAGCCTGATTGCTAAGTTTAATGAAACCAAAGAGGCTTATGTGAATCTTACCAAAGATTTGGCAGGAGGTCTCAGAGTAAAACCGGGAGATCTTAAGGAATTAGCGGATAAAACAGAGAAGTATACCGGTATAATGAACCAATTGATTACTACTCAAAACGAACTGTCTGATATACAAGGTAAATACAAGGGTTTACTTAAGCAAATAGAAGAACAAACGGAGAAAAATGTAAAAGCTATTCTGGAAGAAGCAAAAGCTAATAAACTAAACAAAGATGCAGAGTTGGCAGCTCAAAAGATTGAGACGGAACGATTAAGGCAAAAAAAATTAATAAATCAAGAAAATAAAAGATATAAATATACAGTAGAGGAGGGGATCTCAGCCCTTAGAATGGAAATTAAAACACTTCGGGATGCTGGGGAGCAGAATAAAATACTTCGTGCCGCAAGAAAAGAAGTAGATATAACTACCAAAGAGGGTACTGAAACTATAAAGAAGTTTAATGAAGTCATAGATCGTAACGATTCATTGATTAAAAAGAATTCTGATTCTTTAGTTCAGTCAAAGATGAATGTCGGCCGTTATAAAGAAGATATAAAAGCTGCTACATCGGAGATATTAAAAGGTAATGTCTCTCTCAAAAACATGGGTAATCTGGCCAAGAGCACCGGAGGTCTATTAAAATCCAGTATGGGAACCGGATTACAAGAAGTCAGGATTGGAGTGGGTTCAATGGTAAAAGGATTCTTGGCAGCACAAGTAGCAATGAAAGGATTACAAACCTTATGGATGGCTTTGAAGCAAGGGGTAAGTACCGCTATAGAATTTGAAGCAGCTAATAGTAAGTTAGCGGCTATTTTAGGAACTACCTCCGATAAAATAAAAGATTTGAAATTGTCTGCAAGAGAGCTTGGGGCTACAACAAAATATACTGCATCGGAGGCTACTAATTTACAGATAGAGTTAGCAAAATTAGGATTTACTGCGGTTGAGATACAGCAGTCTACTAAATATGTACTTCAATTTGCACAGGCTACTGGAGCTGAATTACCCGAAGCAGCTGCTTTGGCTGGGGCTGCATTAAGAATGTTTAATGCTGATACAACTGAAACAGAACGTTATGTCTCTGCAATGGCAGTTGCTACAACTAAAAGTGCATTATCTTTCTCTTATTTGCAAACAGCAATGCCTATTGCTGGGTCTGTTGCCAAAACATTTGGCTTTGAAATAGAGGATGTGTTGGCTTTGTTGGGTAAACTTGCTGATGCTGGAGTTGATGCGTCATCTGCTGCAACGGCTACAAGAAACATTCTTTTAAACTTGGCTAATGGCGGAGGAAAACTTAACAAAACATTAGGCGGGAATATAAAAACGCTAGACGATTTTGTTAATGGTTTGAAGAATGTCAAAGATAGAGGGATAGAACTTGCTGAAATGCTTGATATAACAGATAAAAGAAGCGTCAATGCTTTTGCTAATTTTGTTAATGGTGCTGAAGATATAGAAAAATTGAGAGAATCAGTAACAGGGGTAACAGATGATTTTGCAAAAATGGCAGAAGAGATGGGGAATAACACAGCCGGAGCTTTGAAAGGACTTTCTTCTGCTTGGGATGAACTTATGATTTCAATATATGGAAATACAGGAATTATCAGAGATGCTGTAGAACTGATTACTGATTCAGTCAGAGATATGGCTACACTGATTGAAAGCGCTCAGCAGGCGGCAGATAAGATTGTCAATAAAGGTAAAACTTATTCTGCTACAGATGAAGATTACAAAAGAGATATAGATGCGGTGGAGAAAAGAACTAAAGCGTTTATTGATGCAGGAGAAAAAGAAAATGTGGCAATGGAAAAAGCCAAAAAGGAACAGTTGAATTTATTAAATGAATCTCTTAAACAAGAAAATAAGGCTTTAGCTAAGGCAAAACAAGAATATGAGGACGCTTATGCAAACTCCATTAATGAAGATGCAAGTGAATATATTAGAAAGAATGCTCAATCAGTTTTAAAAACATTGGCTATTGAGTATTCAACTATTCAGTCATCGGTAAATGTGCTTGAGGCGAGGAAGAAACGTTTAGAGGGAGGGAATCAAAATGTAGATGGTAGTAAGGGGGGAACAACCTTCTCGACTGATAAAGAAAAAAAAGAATTAGAAAAGGCTGAAAGAGAGCGATTAAAAATAAAAGAGAACTATCAGCAGTCTGAATTGGATCTGATGGATGAAGGCCTTGAAAAAGAGTTAGCAAAGATCAGTTTTGAATATACCAAAAGAATTGCTGCCATAAAGGGAAATAGTGAAGAAGAGATAAAGACTCGTGAAAATCTTTCTAAAAAAATGCAAGAAGCCATAGAAGACAAAACTGTGTCATTCAATTTAGGCAAAGAGAAAAAGGACTTGTCTAATAGGCTTGAACTTGTAAAGGAAGGGAGTGAGGAAGAGTTGGAATTAAGGCAGAGATTGCTTCTTGTTGAACGTGCAAGAGAAGTATATTATGCAGATAAAACTGGAGAAGATGTCGTTGCCATTCAAGAGAAATATGATAAGAAATCTATTGATTTGATGGCCAAATTTGCAGATCTAAGGAATAAAAAACTGCAAGAGCAATATTCTATGGATGCTATAATAGCTTCAGCCAGTATGCAGGAAGAATTGGATGCCTTATCTGCAAAATACACTAAGGGGCTGATTCAAAGAGAGGATTATGAGCGTGAAAAAGCGAAAATAACGCAAAAATATGCCATAGAACAAGCACGAGCGGCTATTGAATTGGCTAAACAACAATTGAATACTCCCGGATTATCTCCGGATGACAAACTTAAATTAGAAAGAAAGATAGCAGAGGCTGAGATCGCTCTTGCTAAAGAGGTACGTGATGCTGAAATTAATGCATATGAAGATACAGTAAAAGCGCATCAAAAGAAAATGAATAAGATTTCTGAAGGTATACAAATGGCCTCAGAAATACTTAATGGATTTTCAGAACTTGGTTCTGCCATTTTTGATCGGAAAATCTCTGAAATAGAGAAAGAACAAGAGGCTAATGAAAAATCCGGAGAGGAAGAAATAGAAAGAATAGAAAAGCTGGCTGAAAAAGGGGCTATTACTACAGAGGAAGCTGAGGAAAGGAAAAGAGTTGCTGAAAAGAAAACAGCGGCAAAGAATAAAGAACTGGAGAAACAAAAAGCTGATTTACAAACCAGACAAGCAAAGTTTGATAAAGCCAATAATATAATGCAAACAATAATGAATACAGCGGCCGGTATAATGAAAACTATTGCCGAAGTTGGGCTTCCGGCAGCAATTCCATTTATAGCTACAACTTCTGCATTAGGAGCTATTCAACTTGCTACTATCATTGCCCAGCCCATTCCTAAATATGCTAAGGGTACAGATAACCATCCCGGTGGGTTAGCTATTGTAGGAGATGGAGGTAAACATGAAGCTGTTGTAACTGACAGGGGAGCTTATATAACTCCTAATGTTCCTACTTTGATTGATTTGCCGCGTCGGGCAAAGGTTATTCCCGATGTAGATATAGAGAGGCGCAGTGATTTTCTGCCTCCTTTTGACAGGTTAGCTTTGTATCGCAGCATGAATTTGCGTTCAGATATAGGTGCTTTGATGAAAGATGCCGAAAGGATGGGTGAGCCTATTACTGTGAATGTGAATAATGATTATAGAAAGTTGGAGCGTGAGATGCAGTCGTTAAACCGTTCGTTTGAAAAGATGGCTAAATACCAGAAGAAGGCTGCAAAAGAAGCCGAGCTAAGAAATATATCAAATCGTATTTAATATGATATACACAGATCTTGATAGAATATCCCTCAGAAGATTCATAGATGTATTTTGTGGAAATTCGGACGCCGTGTGTGAAGGAGATTATAGTGAAGATGAAAAGCAGAAAGCGGCGTCCGGATTGGTTAATGAATATATGTCTATAGTTGGGAAGAAGGGAATATTGGCTGAAGTTTCTAAGAAGAATGAAATTATCAGCCTTGTGATAAAGATACAGTTGATGAACTGCTGCCGTTATCTTACTGAAGAGAAGGAGTGGTCTACGGTTTGTTTGATTCTTAATGATATGGGATATAGTCTTGATCCTAATGATCACAATAAGATATGCAGTAGGATTGAAGCTATTTTATCTAACAGTAGATTTCGGGTGGATAAGATCATGTCAGAACAATCCGACCTCCCTAAGTCGGCTATTATGGATAGGGATTACTTTGTGAGAGAAAGAGTGGCCGTAATGCAACATTTCAATATGCATATTGATCCGGATTCATTTTCCGCAAAGGAATATGCCTATATGGTAAAGAGGATGTGTGATGATGTTGATTTGCGTCTGAAATCATTAAAAAGAAAATAATATGTATTATAAATGTGAATTGTTAGTTGATGGATACTCGTATCAGGTAACGGATAATCTGGTCAATTGGGACGACATAACCACTTCTTTTAAGAGGGGGGATTATGATGGAGTCGTAAGATCGTTCTCTACAAAGTTTGAGTTTTCTAATGCTGCATACAGTCTGTTGAAACGTGTATTCCGGGAAAAGTATCTGCAAGCATCGGCTAGTGTGGTATTTTACACAAGAAATAACAGCTGGCTTTGGAATGAAAGGTTCCGGTGTTCGTTGGACTTCTCGACATTTCAAGACAATGGAAGTACTATATCTATCAGTGCCGTAGATGACAGCCTGGCCGCATTGATAAAAGCTAAAAAGGGAACGCAGTATGAATATGTGGTTAGCGAGCTTACAGAAGGCAAATACTTATACTATGACGGTATAGAAATGAATCAGAATGTAAGTTGGTTGGTTGCCGGGAATAGCATTGAGGATTCAACGGACGTATCGGTTGAGATACAGGCAGCATTAAAGTCCAAATACTTTCCGTTGGCTGTAAAATCAAGCGAGACCTCAATAGGCGGATATATAACCTATGGGGATACTTTTCAGCAGAACGTATCTGATGGTGGTAAAGACACTTTCCTTTTCAGGGCGGAAAGGAATATTACCTGCTTCTTAAGTGTCTCTATCTCGTTTAATGTTCCGGCAAATAAGGCATTGTCTATGACATTGGTAAAAATCGGAGCAGATGGGAATGAAACAGAGCTTACCAGAACTGTTATTAACGACGAACACCCTGAGACCATATTTATACTTTCATATATGAAAGATATAACATTGCTTGAAGGGGATTATTGTTTTATAAGATATGGTTCGGCATATAACATGACTTTGACTATCCGGGACCCTTACATTAGTCTAAATTGGGATGCAAGAATAATACCGGTTAATATTGATATAGTTACGCCTGTCAAGCTTCTAAACCGGCTTCTTCAAAGTATAAATGGAGGGCAGGAAGGAATTACAGGAGAGATCGTTTCAGGGGTAGACAAGAGATTGGATGAATGTATGATAATTCCTGCTGAGAGTGCAAGAGGTCTGAAAAAGGCAAAATTATATTGTTCGTATACAAAGTTTGTTGATTGGATGCAGTCGGAGTTTGGCTTTGTTCCTGTAATAGGGGAAGACAAGGTTACATTTGTACATAGAAGTAGTCTGTTTTCAAAAAACATAGTAAAAAATTTCGGTGACAATATACGGTCGTTTGAATATAGCGTAAATTCTTCCTTGATTTATTCCCGGGTACGGGCCGGTTATGACAAGCAAGATTATGACAGTGTGAACGGACGTGATGAATTTCATTTCACAAATGAATATAGTACCGGAGTGACCTTGACTGAGAATACCTTGGAATTGATAAGTCCGTTTCGGGCTGACGCATACGGAATAGAGTTTTTGGTTCAGAAAAGGGGAGAGGATACTACGGATAGTGATAGCGACAATGACGTATTCTTTGTTAATGCAAGGCTTGCTTCAATAGATGGCGGATACCGTCTTATACGTAAGATAAATGGTGGTCCATCCATTTCCGGAGTAATAAGTCCCGATACAATGTTTAATGCTGTATACTCTCCACGTTATATGATAGAGGCTAACCGGAAGTTTATTGGTGCATTTACCAACACATTGGACTTTGCGTCTTCTGATGGTAACAGTGACGTTGTTATTGATGGAGTATCCGAGAAAACGGATATCCAGTTGACGGAAGGAGAGAGGCTGTTTACTGTTGGCGAGGTTTCAGTAGAGTCCGGAGATATGAAAGCTCCTGATGATCTCACAGGATTAATATCTATAGAGAAGGGAGGAGAAACATATCATGGGTATATTAAAGACGGTAAGTTTAATTACGGCCGTTCTGAAGCTGCTAAATATACTTTGATAGTAGAGAGTATAAAATAAGGTGAAATCGTTCATAATTACGTTTTTAATTCATATATTTGCTACGATAACACAGGTCAAGAGGCTTGTAACCCAAATTCGGACTAAAGGACTATGATTAAGATAGGTGATATATGCCCATTGTTCTTTTCGCCAGTTAAGGACAAATATGCAATCGATGTAGATTACATTCAGAGGTTTCATACAACTGATAAAATACTCCTGCAAATATTTGCGGATGACGGAGAAGTAGCTTCAGCCTCTCTTAACGATCTTATCAAAGGAACTTCTTCCAATATCCAATTCCAGACTTATGAGGTAAATGCATCTGTTATGATGTATTATGTCGTGTTTACTTCACTTCCGGATTCAGTCTATAGTATAACTTTTGAAAGGAAAGAATCTGAGCCATTTGAAGTATGTTCCGATTCCAATATCTTGGAAGAAACCGCATTGATTCGCTATTCACACAAAGATAATAATTCTGCTTTTGATAATATCTTCTGGATAGGAGATACTCAACAGGTATTCGAATGGAGAGTGGAAGCTGGGTTTAAGCCGGCAGGATATTCCGCAAAGATAGATAATGAACAATACCGCAATCAAAGACAAGAAATAGAAGAGTTATATGCTGTTCCATATGATTCGTATGTACTTACAATAGGAAACTCGTGTGGTGTCCCGTATTGGTTCGGAAGGCATCTTAACCGGATATTGTGTGTGTCTATGTTTGATGTGAATGGAGAAAGATATGTAAGGTCCGAGAATTCTGTTCCAGAGATAAGTCAGGTTATGGAAGACAGCCAAATGTTTTTCGTGACTATTGCATTGGAACCACAGGAAAATTCTATTGCCGGTGTTGGCGGTGCTCCTGAGCAGGCGAGCAGCGCATCTATTGTCGGTTTTGTCGTAAATAACCCGAAGGAGGGGGAAATGTTGAAATATAAAGAAAGCGAAGCAGCATTTATAAATACTTCACGGATTTAACATGAAGAAAAATATAAGTAAAATACAGTGGTTTGGTTCGGATCTTGAAAACGGGAAAGCGAAGGCACCCGTTATTTCTCCGGATGCAATGTCTCACTTGGAAGGACTGAACCAGGGAGAATTTTATATCTGTAATGCAGACGAAGACCCGGCTATATTTATACGGACCAATAAAAACAATGTAGTGGCGTTTAAGTTGGCGGCTGATGTTGACATGGAGGCTTTAAAGAAAGTGTTTCTCCGCAAAGATCAGGATGATACCACCCCTTACAAACTGACCATCCGCGGAGGTCTTGATACCGGTTGGGATGAATCCCAGGCAGAACCAACCGGAAGTATTTCTAAAGATGGTATATTGAACTATGCTGCGGCCATTTTGAGGGAATATATCTCTTCGCCTAAGTTTATTCCGGGATTCACCGGAGAAGGCGCTAAACTTTATAAGGACGAGGTTGGTAACTGGACATTGGAATGTGACATCATTACCGTCCGCAAAATGATGAAGGTATTTGAGCTGATCATACAGAAGATACGTTCGGTTAACGGTGCCTTGGTAATCAGCCAGAGTAACAGTAAGGTTGTAGAAGTGACGGAAGATGGTGAATATTACGTCCTCGACTTTGGCGACGAGCAGCCTACATTCCAACCCCATGACCTTGTAAGACACCAAGTATTCAGCGGGAAAGGGGTCGAATACTATTGGGTAGAGATTGAACGTACAGAAGGCTCTAAGGTTTGGATACTGAAAAGTGAGTTTAATGGGGTTGTTCCTAAACAGGATGACGAATTGGTACAAATGGGTAACACTCAGAATGTGGCCCGGCAAAGTTTGATCTATTTGTCTGCCGAAGAGGGAAGCCCACAAACTGAAGGACTGGGAGAATATCAGTCCTTGCCGGTCATGGTAGAAGAAGAAACCCAGACTACTCACAATATATATGCCGGTACAGCAGACGGAAAGTATTTTAAGTCTGACCTGGTAGTCGCGGCTGATTTTAGTACGGCGAGCCTTAATTTCTACAAGTCGGCTTCACTTACTTCTCCCGTATGGATGAAATTAAACGCGAATCCTTATGAATTTATCCTGTTACATGATTTGTATTACTGGAATGGCGGGTATGTGTACGTAGCCGATATTTACTCTACAGGGACATTAGGGGCAATAGGATATTCTTCTGACATCAACAGCTTGTTTGCCGGTGCCATGTCTGTAAGCGATCTGGATTCCAGTGTTGGTTTCTATACTTATGAAATGGGCAACATCGGATTTGATGATGATCACTTCTACATAGGATGGCGTGGAAATAAGAACAGTAGGGACTATATGGTTAAATTTGCCATAGACAAGACCGGTAATATCACTCTGTATAAGGAGGACATGGTATATACAAAGGCTATGCGTATCAGTGGCAATCATATGTTATCCTCAGACAGGCTGTCTTTGGAAGTTAGGAGTCTTAAGGATTCGCAGTTCTCCGTATATGATATAGATGATACCATGACTGATGCCATCTGCTACAAATCCGGTTGCTTCCTTGTGTTTACTTCAAAGAGCTACTATTCTATTGAGAATGGAAGCATAACGAAGAAGGAATATGATTTAGGCGGTAAGACAATAGGAACTATCTCTAACAGTGCCTTAGTTAGTGGAGTAGTGTATGCTTATACTACTAAAGGATATGTATTGACTTTTAAGGACGGTGCCCAGGTAAGCACCCCGGAACTGTTTGCAGGTGTCGAACAAAACGGAGAGCCCAGGCGGATTTTCAATGACGGTAAGAATGTGATAGTCGATATATCTTCTAATGCCTATTTTGCTCCGATCGTACAACCGGTAGCAAACGGACGTCCTGTGATTGATATCCTTGATGGGGTCAATTCAAAGACCTTCTCCGGGAAACTGAAAACAAGGCTCGGGTATTTGGGAGGTATTACGGATACTGATTTTCCCGCAAGTTATCAACCTTCTGGATATGGATTGTATTCTATTAATGCTTTCCTGAAAGGTATATTTATCCTCCGATCTGGCAAGACCATCGAACAGGAGTTTGAATCTACCAACAAGGAAATAGACATCGCCAAAACCGATGCGAAAGCAGCCCAGGACAGATTGAACACCTGGGCAGATGATGGTGTCATATCACCAACTGAAAAGACCGCGTTAAAGCAGGAAATGGAGGCATTAAAAGCAGAAAGAGATTCTATTCTGGCTAATGCAACACGGTATGGCATTGATACCGTTGCTTATCGGAATGCTTTCAACGATTACTATAATGTGCTTGAAACACATTCGGCGAGCGAGCCGGAGAACATACCGGTTAGCGCTTCATTCAAGACTCTTCAACAGGCTTATTATGATCAGCAGCGGACAATTATAGACGCGATAAACTCTGCTTCATATTCGTATGTAGGGGAAAAGGTTAAGATTGAGACTGACACGATTATGGAGGCTTTGCCCGGACAGATTACGTTGGCTGTTAAGGGTGAGGTGAGTAAAATAAAGGTGGGGGATGTTAACTTGCTGAAAGGTGCATATAAGGAGTTGAAAAACGCTGACTATGGTTTCGGTGCTTACTCATACGATGTACCACTTGTAAATGGTAAAGAATACACGTTAACAGTATGCTACACTTTATCTGCAAATAACACACATATTCAAGTTTACTCAGATGGTGGGTTAAATAGACTTGTTGATTTTGATACTAAGGGAAATATGATTGTTGAAAGTAAAAAGGTTACTATGGTAGGATATAAACCTAATACTAAACTTACTTTCTTTCAGTTTCCTCAAGGTACATACGGTTCAAAGGTGCATTGGGCTGTTCTTACTGATGGTAACATAGGAGTAACGCAGTGGATTCCGTCTGCAAGCGAGCGGGGAGTAGGTATTAAGAACTTATGCTCTTATAAACGTATTACGGATGCGGGATTTACCTATTTAAGAGACTATAAAGATGATGGTACATTTTACGTTGATCCCGGATTATTACATGAGCAAACAAACTTAGCAAATAAGGATATGTTTGGTTTAACTTATGACCCTAACAAACAATATTATATATTCATTGATAAAGCGTTCAGAACAGATGATACAGATAATTTAAGCACTATTTTTGTGATTAAATATACTGATGGGACAGAGGAAACAGTATGCCAAGTTTATAGGGATAAAATATCAAAAAACTATATTATAACAAACAAACCTATTTCTCGTATAGTAGGTAGTTATTATAGTGGATATGGAACATATATGCGAGTAGGAGTATATGAAACGAGCTTTCAAGTTTCATGGAGCCCCGCCCCCGAAGATCTTAACTACATTGCCAAAACCTACACCGACTCAGAGATAAAAGTTACGAAAGGGTTAATTGAAAGCAAAGTCTCCCAAACTGACTTTGACGCTCTCGGACAGGTTGTATCCAATCAGGGAACTGAGATCTCTCAGACCAAGACGGATATTAACCTTGTATCAACGGTATCGGGCAATGCACGTTTGATTGCTCTTGCTATGAGTAAGGGGAAGATGTTATATCGTGATCCGGAATTTAAGGTCGGGCTGAATGGCATATCGGTTTACAATAATAGTGGTGGAGGGGCTGTGACAGTTGAAAGAACAACGGATGTTAATTTGCCTAATCAATCCGGATATAAAATTAAAATTACCACTGTACAAGGAAGTGTATCCCCCGGCTTGGGTGGGTTTACTTTTAATACCCAAACACGCGCTAATGCCGTATTTATAACTCGGTTTATTGCATGGGTTCCCGCTGGATATAAAATTGAGTGGGGTACAAACTCTACGGGTAGCGGTGGGGGAGGAAAATGGCTTACTAACAATGTCGGGACTGGCAACTGGGAGGAATATGCATTTCATGTAAAATGTGGTTCAAGTGGTACATTTAGTGGAACTAACTTCTTTTATTTAGCAGGAGGTGATGGCAGTTTACCTGTCACCTGGTACCTTGCCTTTGCCACAGTCTACGATGCCGGCTCTATTGATGACACTCCTACAAAAGATGAACTGAAAACGGGAATCACTATTAAGCCGGGTGCTATCAATATATTCGGGCAGGATATCAGTATTGCCGGCATGGTTACTTTTTCCGGCTTGTCGGCATCCGAGCAGCAAAATTTCAAGGGTAATACAGGACCACAAGGCCCGCAAGGTCCTAAAGGAGATACCGGCGCTACAGGTCCTCAGGGATTGCAAGGACCCGCCGGTACTAAAGGTCCGCAAGGAGATAGAGGTCCGCAAGGGCTTCCAGGACCACAGGGTCCTCAGGGTGCAACTGGTCCGCAAGGACCGCAAGGTCTATTGGATGAAACAGCTATGCTTTCTTTGAAAAATAGCATTGCCTCCAATATTGGGTATTCTTCCTGGCAGGATATGGTAAACCATGCTTCATCAGAACCTCGAAAGACAATAGTCGTTGGAGGATATATAAATACAGTTCTGATCGATGCTACTGCTATTGTTACAAATGCTTTATCAGCCGGTAGAATTACTGCTAATTACCTTACTGTTACCGGAGAGTCCATGATTGGTGGCTTTAAAATATCCGGTACCTCTTTGACTTCCGGATCAATGACTATATCAACCCAGAATATTCAGTTCTCAGGGGATAGTATTACTGCCGGTTTAGGTATTAATACCGCACCTGCCACTTTAGGATTGAATGTTCCGTTGTGGATCAATAACAACAAATATGCAGATACCTGTATTGCCGCACGTTTCTCAGCTACAGGTGCATATCAGAAAGAAAATAACATCGCGCTTGCTTTAATCGGGTGTATCTCCGGATTTGCGGTTAAACTTCGTTCAATGACATCAGGAGGATATCTGACCCTGGAAGACTGTTTCGTATCATGCAGCTTTACTGGAAGTGACCAGAATGTGTATTTGCCTAAAAATCCCCCCGTCGGAAAAGTATATTTAATAAAAAGATGGCCGAATACAGGTAAAGGTCCTATCGTACATGCGAATGGAAGTACATTGAACGGTGGTGCGACTTCGGACCTGTTAAGAGAAAACAATCACCTTGCTATCTGTGTATGGGGCGGAAATTCATGGTCATATAATAAGATATCATTGTAATTTAAAAGATAATAGTATGAAAATTGATTTTAGAAAGATCGTAGTTTATGATATTGAAGGCAATGTCATGACAAAAGAAATCGAAAAAAAAGACTCTGAAGGTAATAGTATCGGTACAGAAATAGTACCGGATTATAAGGATCTGAGTAGAAACCTGGGTAATGCAATCTTCTTCAACGTTGAAGATATAAACGAGCAGGAGATTGGGCGGAAGATATACCATGACGGTGAAATTGAGATAGATGAATCAAGAGCTGCTTTAATCAAAAGGGTTGCTGAGAAGATCTTTTATGCATATATAAAAGTTCCACTTTTTCAGCTACTTGATGAAGCGGTAGAAAAAAGTAAAACAGAAAATTTATAATTACTTAAAATGAACATTATGAACGAAGAAATTAAAATTGTAGCGACTGATACAACAGAAGTAAAGTCGTTTGAGGGTACCTCTTTACAGTCACCTACGGTGAAGTATAACATTCGTTATACGGTTATCAATGGAGTGAAGCAATCTATATTTGTTGGTATCACCGATAATGCAACAGAGACTGTTGCAAATGCTGACGGTAGTGGAACGCATGAAGAAATCAGGGAAACTAATCTTGGCGAGATCCGGTATGACCCTTCTCCGATGCCTCAAGTTACTACTTTGAATCTTAGGTATACAGATAGTTTTGCTACTTACATGTCTGATTTTGCCCGTATCATAGACCAGATTCTCAATAGTGTGGAGTAGTGTAATAATGAATGTCCACCCGACCTTCACAGGCGGGATGGACTTGCATATTATCTAAATAAATTATGAAATTGGTTTTTCAAAAATAATATAATAATTTATTAATTACAAATTATGCAAGATAAATCAATACATCAATTCTCGTCTGGTTTGTTTGCTCCTGTAGCCGGAAGCTTCGTAATGGAGGCTATAGAGCATATGATACCATGGCTAATCACAATGTTCTTTGTAATACTGTGTGATTTAGCTACGGGGTGCAGAAAGAGTTTGATGATGGGGGAACATGTGAGATTTAGTAGGGCTTGGCGGGCTACGATGGGGAAGATGGTTACATATTTCAGTTTCGTGATTATGGTGGTGATGATAAACGAGGCCAGTGGTGGAAGATATAACATTGATATATTCGCTTGCTTATCTGTCTGCTTTATCGAGGGATGTTCTATTATATCGAATATTCTTAAGCCAAAAGGGTATGATTTTAATTTGATAGTGGCTATTGGGGTCTTTGCTAAGAAGGTTTTCGGAATTGACAAGGAAGATTCAGAGGGTATAGTGACTAAGAGAAAGAGAAAAAGGGTAAATGAAAATAAGGAGGAAAGAGTATGAAAATTCTAATAGACAACGGACACGGTGAAAACACTCCCGGAAAACATTCACCGGATGGAAGGCTGCAAGAATGGGCTTATACCAGAGAGATAGCGGATATAGTAGTTTTTGGTCTGAGAAAACATGGCATTGATGCAGAACGCATAGTAAAGGAAAATATAGATGTTCCATTGTCGGAACGTTGCAAGCGGGCTAATAACATATATCGTGAAACAAGGAAAAACGCTATTCTGGTATCTATTCATTGCAATGCGGCCGGCAACGGTTCTCAATGGATGAACGCAAGAGGCTGGGAAGCATGGACGAGTGTCGGACAAACAAAAGCTGACGCGCTTGCGGGACATCTTTACAAAGCCGCAGAAGAAACGGGGTTGAAGACCCGTAAGGACATGACGGACGGGGATGTTGACAAAGAGGGGCATTTATACATACTGAAACATACAAAATGCCCCGCTGTATTGACAGAGAACTTTTTCCAGGACAATAAGGAGGACGTGGAGTACTTATTGTCATCCGAGGGCAAGCGAACAGTAGCAAATATTCACGTAGAAGGTATTATTAACTATTTAAATTCAAAGTAACATGGCTCTAACAGATTTAACTTTCAGCAAACAGGGTGAAGCTTATGTATCGGACCCTGTGCAACTTCAGTCGGATGCAGGCCTTCATCTTGAATTTGCAAGTGAAGATAAGGAAAGAAATGGTGTCGCTCTGTTTCAGAGTATGACTAATGGGAATTACGTTCCTTTCGGATCATATAACTATGTGAGTAGCACAATAGATGTTGCTATTACAGGAGTGATTCCCGGGATGTATATTAAAGTGCAGTCTATTTCACAGCCTACCATAGCTAAAATCCTTGTGTCAGAATGAAAGTGCCAATCAATCAGACAAATGTATCCCGGGTAGGAATTAACACTGCCCGCATTCAGGGAATACGTCTTGGATCAGCTTCAAGGGAGGGGCAAACTTCTCCTTTTCACCCTTCCCTTGTGGATTATTGGAACTTTAAAGGTAAGAGCAATTTTGATAAAGATAGGAATACTATCAAGGGAATAAAAGGTGAAATATTGACCGCGTATAACTTCGGTTGGAGCTTAGGCAGTGGATATGGTTTATTTAAGGAGAATTATTTAACTTATAGTAAAGTAGAGAATGTATTTATAACGGATGATCATTCAGTTACTATAATGAATTTTGTTCCAGCTAATAAATGGGTTATTTATAAATATGGTAATTCTACATTTAAATCAACTAAAATAAAAGTAACTGGAATTACGGCTGATAATCAGTTGGAGTATGGCTACTCTCCTTCATTGGAAGAAGCAAGAGTAATGATTCCAATACCGAAAGACGGAATATATGATTTGCCAGAAAGTGTAACCAATCAAGCTGAATTTAATATTGGATTCTTTCTTAGAAGTGCTTTAACTAAGAATGTAACTATTGAGCAAATCCCAGAATATGAAGGAGCAATAGTTACGGATGGTGTTGACGATTATTTGAAACTTGATAAGGTAGGATATAAGATAGGTACTGTTATTCTAAAGTATATACCTATTCCTACTGTAAATAGATGGCAATATGTATTTGATAATACCAAACAAAGAAACTATATTGCTTATAGTTCAAAAGATGCCGTAGAAAATAATCAAATAACGAGTAGTTTCTTAAGAATCATAGACAAGGGAGATTATAAATATGCCGTAAATAATGTTCCAAAAGAAATAAGTACTCCGTTAGTTATTAGTTCTAATGTTAGTTTAAACGAATTTCTTTCTATGACTTTATATGAAATAGCTATATACCAAGACGTTCTCACTGATGAAGAAATTCAGAAAGAAATCAACGTCATGGAATATGGTACTCCAAATCCAGTGTTTGCATTGAACTTTGATAACTTTGCCTATAAAGTAACTGATTATCCAGAAATGTTTGGTATCGGTAAAGCTACTACAAATAAAATTATAATGGAAAGTACACAAGAAGGGTTTAATGGAGCTATTGCAGTGGCTATGAATCCCGAAGCAGATACAGGAGACCCTATTGAAGTACCGTCTTACAAGATAAAAGTCACAGGGCTTAATCAGTATAGCGTTGGTGAAGGTAATTGGGCAGTTGGATTAATGGGAATGATGATTGATTCAACTAAAGACCCTTGGACTTATCCTATATCTAAAGATGGAATTTATGATATACCAGCAATATCATTGAGTGATGGAATTTTTAATTTAGGAGTAATGGCTCAAATAGCAATTGACAAGCCTATTGAGATAGAAATCCTCTACGATAAGAATATCGCAAAGAACTTTCCGGAGACCAAACAAATATTCCCTTAAAGTTAATAAGAAAGTTATGAAATACGTAATTGTAACAGTAGAATGGTGCCTTAACCATGGTGTTGTGGTACCGGCACAAGCAAGAAGATCAGTCAACGGTTTGAAAGTCATCTTGCATGAAGATTATATCGATCCCGTCTTGAGAGAAGAGGATGCCATGACCTCGTATCGGCATGATTCGTCCGAACTAAGAAGTATCTTGAGTGGTCCTGAGTGGACGGTTCCGCAAGAGGGGGTATTATGAAACGGTTGACATGTATCGTCTTGCTGATGTCGGCAATATGTTTCGCTGGATGTAGGACCACTCAATACGTGCCGGTTGAAACTATTAAGACTGAGTATAAGACAAGAGATAGTATTCGTCATGATAGTATATATCAGCGTGACAGTATTTATATAATAGACAGGGGTGATACAGTATACACATACAAGGATCGGTATCTTTATAAGTATTTATATCTTAATCGTATTGATACTGTGATTAAGACGGACAGTATTCAGATACCTTATCCGGTTGAAAAGGCGTTGACCAGATGGCAGAAGGCAAAAATAGAACTTGGCGGCTGGGCATTTGGTGGCTTGATATGTATTGCTATTATTTTATTGTATATCTGCATTAAAAGGAAAGGAGGTTGACATGAAATGACATTCTAATTTGCCGGTGGTAGAATGCCGGCATAGGAAACACCATTAACAAACGCATTCTTTAGGGGCAAAGAAGTAAAAGAAAGCCCCACTACCCGTCATACGACTACCAATCAGAAACGGGCAAACATCGTCGGAACACTGTTAGGAGGCTTTCAAAGTTAAATAACAGTGCCTTCGATGTTTTGTTTTATAATCTAATATGTTCTTTAGCATGAAAATTGTTGATATGTATCAGAAGATAGTAGCGGTAGTCTGTCAGACAACAGGAATAGACGAATATTCAATGTTTCATAGTAACAAAGAGGTCTGTGTTGATGCCCGATCAATACTTGTAAATGTGCTCACAGAAAGGGGAATAACAGAAGGAGAAATATCATGCCTTACCGGGCTAACTCAACAGTGCGTTAATAAACTCAAGAATAACTTTTCTATCCGCACCCGGAAATGGAGTGTCACAACAAATCTACAATCAGTTTACAACGAGCTTACAACGATATAATTTAAGTACAACGGACTTATGTGGTCATTTGCATTAATCCTAATAATGGGAGAAATCATACTACTATAAGTTTATGGAAGCTGAAGTAAAACAAGTAATTAAGGAGAAGGAGTATGTTCATGGTGATCGTGATTATGACTATGACAGAGACCGTTTTGCAACTAAAGGTGTAGCCGGTGCCGGCTTAGGCCTTGGTATCGCCGGGACAGCCCTCGGTTTGTGGGCACTCTCTCGCAGAGGTGGTTTTGGATTTGGTGGCGGTATGCCTGAGAACGTGAACATCAATACAGTAAGTGACGCTATTTCCGGTCGCACCGGCGCAGCTCCTACTGCATTCCAGGCATGGGAGAAAGGATGTGACGAAGCTCTTGCTTTAACTAACACTATTTGGGGATTGAAAGTTAATACTCAGGAACAGATGTATGCACATCGTGATGTGGATATTAACGAGAAATTCCAATTGTGGAAATCTCAGGTGGATAGCGATTTTGGGCTGTATAAGTCACAGATAGACGCAGATTTCGGTCTGTACAAAAATCAACGTGACTTGTATGATGTACTGAATGAACGTTATTCCAACAAGTTTAACGAGCTTGATAAGAAAGTAGCCGTATTGGAAGCTACACGTCCTTACCAGGATAAACTTATCCAGTGCGAGATTGACAGAGCATTTACGGCTTCAATCAATTACACAGATCGTAAAACTTGCCGCGCTATTTATGGTGTCGTGGGTTTACCTTCAACCCCGACGGTTACAGTACTGGAGGGGGCAAATCCGTGGGGATGCAACTGCCAACACCAAAGCGTTCAAAGCGCTCAGTAAAATCCAAGAAAAAAAGTTAGTGGTTTGTGCGCCTTCGGGCGCGCTTCCACTTCCTTTTTTTAATTATTAACCACTAACTTAAGATATTATGACTTTCGGAGATCCTTTATTGCAGCAACGTAATTTTAGTCTTCCTGATTTAGAGCGTGAACAGGAAGCTCTTCAACAGAAAATGGCAGAGTTGAAAAATACCTATCAGCAAACGGGTGTGCAACAACGGTCAACCCCTGTATGGGATGAAATAGAACAGATAACTTCTTCCTTGACTGATAAAGAATTTGATTATTTACAGAATAATCAAGAGTTCCAGGAAAGCAGCATGAATATACAGCAGATATTGCAGAGGGAATATATGCGCATCATGCGGCCTATCGTAGAAGCGACTAAAGATGGGAAAGACGCTTTAGACAAACATCTTACCCTCTTGAAACGGATACAGAAAACTGCAAAGGAGGAAGCGAACAAGAAAGAGGCGCTGATGAATGAATACATCATGCAATATAGCCATTTAACATGGCAGGAGTTCATTGATATGAAAAATGGCAAACCGGTACAGCAAAAGGCTAAAAAATAAAGCGTATGGAAGCAAAAGATAAATTGATCAAGCTGAATGAAAAGGTTACTTCTTCCCTTGAGACATGGATAGAAGATAGAATTGACGAATTTGTAGGAAGTAATCCTAAACTTAAAATGGCCTCTGTTTATATGAAACGAGGTGCCAAAAACTATCTTGCACGGGAAAAAGGGAAGATCGGAAATATGATCGATAGTGCTGCATTGTTTATCTGTGATGAAAATGGAGATATTGATGCAGAAATGCTATTCGATGATATGATGACCATGTTTCGTGAAATGGAAGAAACTCCTTTTAATATGGGGATATTCAATGGAGCCATAGGAAAAGGGATGATCCGGTTTCAATTACCCAATAACCCAATCTTTAATCTTTTGTTTGGAGATACTGGAGCTATTAAGATTACTGATTCTGATTTTGTAGAACTGAAAAATTTGATAACAAAATGAATTATAAGAAAATGATGGAGGAATATGCCTCAAAAGGAATATCCTCTGATAAAATGATGAAAGCAATAGCCACTCTGGATCCGGCAATGAATGCCCTGTCCAAAAAGGATGAAGAGCTGTACATTAGCACAATGAGAGATTTGCATGAAGCTATTATGGGATGTCATTATAACGAAGAGTTTGCTAAATATGATGTCTCTCAAATGCATCACACGCGTCCCGATGGCAGTAAATACAAAGGAGAACATTGGGGGATAGATAGCGTAAGAGAAGCGCTGAAAGGAATGTCTATCCCATCTAATTACAATGCTTGGGATTGCTATGTTGCTTTGAACGCGAACTGGCATGACAAGGAAGTGGTTTTCAAGAAATGGTTTCCGGAGAATCACGAACAAAAGGTTATAGAAGATGCTGTTGACTTCTACTTTAACGATGAAGACGCTCCGAATGGAAAGATATGGCTGTATATGTCGGCAATGGACTATGATGATTAGCAGACATGAATAAAGGTATTAAGAAAGGAAAAAGTAAGATAGACATGTTGATCGACATCGTCGATTCTGATATTCCGTATTGCGCTTTCTGTGCAATATTGGCGAGGGTGTATTGGATGTTGTGAGGATGTTCTATTTTTTCATATGGTAAAATTATAGCTTTCGTGATTTTTCTGACTAAGTGCTAAAATTTGGTTCTATTTTTAAGATTGAACAAATAAAGGGAGAGTGTGTTTAGCTCTCCCTTCATTATATCTACCGTTCTGTTTTCTCTATTTTCATGAACACATTTCGCTTGCTTTTTGCTTCAATATAAGCATATAGCAAAAAAGTTATGTTTTTATTTGGTGTATTATAGCAAAAACGCTATATTTGTATCGTCTTAAACAAAATGGTCTTTTAAATAATGAAGTACAATCAGTTTTTTGCGGAACTTATCGCAGCAGGTTGTTACGTTCTAAGGCATGGGGCAAACCATGATATTTGGCACAGTCCCAAAACGGGAAACAAGAAGTTCCCACCGGAATGGAACGTAAAGCAAGAAAGGTTCTTTTGGGGGAGTAATCCCCCACCTTTTGCGCCTCATATTTTAAGGCTATAAATTTTAAGGCAATAGGGTACGGTAATAGTGCCGTACCCATTTTTAAACATAGTGTGTATGAAAGTAACTGTAATCATCGAAAAGGCGAAAGACGGGTTTTATTCCTGCTTTGTCGAGGAAGATTTGCCAGGCTTTGGTTTGGCTGGATATGGAGATACGGCAGAAGCCGCTAAGAAGGATATGCTGAAATCATATGCTGAAATCAAGGAAATACAGGCAGAAGAAGGTTTGGAAGTACCCGAATTGGATTTCTTATATAAATATGACATGCAATCCTTTTTCAACTATTTCTCTTTTCTGAATGTTACCAAAGTTGCAGAGTTGGCAGGTATAAACGCTTCATTAATGAGGCAATATACTTCAGGTGTGGCAACAGCAGGACAAAAGCAATATGATAAGATACGTGTGGCAGTGGAGCATATATCCAAGGAACTTTCCGTCGCCACATTCTAAAGATAATGTACCGCTGTGAAGCGAGACCGTTTAATTAAGACAACAAAGCCCCGTTCCGATAGTGTAGGTTTGGGGCTTTATATTGTATGAATAATATTCAGATTTTCAAAAATGAAGACTTTGGTGAAGTAAGAGGAGCCGGAACAAGTGAAGAACCTTTGTTTTGTGCAAAGGATGTAGCGATCGCATTGGGCTATTCTAATACAGCTGATGTAACACAAAAACATTGCAAATCAGGCAAAAAGGTATTTTACCTACATGGTAACGGAATTGGTGGCACTAATATGGACATATCATATACCATAGAAAGATTACCGGAATAGGAAGACAAGGTATTCTTAATCTTATTAATCGTTAGTCCTCTAAAATATTGCAGTTGTTTATACAT